ATGGGTGATCAGGAGCCTGTCGTCGACCCGACCCGGCCCGTGTATGCGTGGCAGCAGGTCGCGGACTGGATTGCGCGCCGCATTGAAGCCGGTGAGCTGCGGCCGGGCGCCCGCCTGGAGGGCGAGCGGGAGATGGCCGAACAGGCCGGAGTAGCCGTGGGCACCATTCGGCGAGCCGTAGAGGATCTGCGGCAGCGAGGGCTTGTGGTGACGTTGCCCGCGAAGGGCACGTACATTGCCGACCGCTCCGCCGATTCGTAGCCGCCTGTCAGACCGTCGCCGTAGGATCGTGGGCATGCCGCCTTCCTCTTCGCCGCACCCCGGGCTGCGGTCTGCTGCGGCCGTGGATGCGGAGATCCGCGTCCTGTTGGAGGCGACCGGGGGCTGGTTGTGGGGGCCGACGCGGGCCCGGTATGAGGAGCTGCGGGACGAGTGGGTGGCCGCCGTCCGCGACGAGATCACCACAGCGGCGTAGAGTGCACGACGAAGCCCCGGCCACTTTCCCTGGCCGGGGCTTCACTCACCGATCCTGCTGCGATCTGTTAGCGCCATCCAGTGCCGGTGACGGGCGACCAACTCGCCGCTGGCTCCTCGCCCCGGAGGGGATCGAAGCGCCGACGGAGCGTCCACTCGTGGCCGCACTCCGGATCCGTGCAGACCGCGCGAGCGCGGATGGGGTCGCCTCGCTGGAACTCCATGTACTGGACGGCGGGTCGAACCGTGCCGTCGTCGTCCACGAGGGCGAGCCCCCAGTCGACAACTCCGGAGACGTCTTCAACGACGCTGACTTGCCCAGCACACTTCGTGCAACGGAGAGGTCGGCTAGCCACAGGCGCCTCCATCACTCATCCTCCACGTTCCACCACGCGTTGACGTTGTTGGAGAGGTGAACGTCGAGCACCTCGTCAGCCCACTTCCCCTGCTCGTCTTCGCTCATCTGGTCCCAGTTGTCAGGCAGCGGCACCGTGTCCTCGTCACTCAGGCCGCCCATCTCGACGCCAACCTTCAGGACTTTCGCCATCTCTACTCCCAGCTAGAGGGTGGTTAACCACCCCAATATTCGCACCCCCTAGACGGGTGGTCAACCACCCGGGCATGATTGCCGCATGGCGAATCAACACCGGGAGAAGCTGCGCGGCGTGCGCGGAGTCGACGACCAACTCTGGACCGACTTCGGCGACGCCACGGCACGCGTGGACAGCGACCGGTCAGCAGAGATCCGCCGCTTCATGGAGTGGTACGTCCGCCGCGACAGTGCCGAGCACCCGCGACGGCCAGCCCCACCCGAGCCACCCGCCGACGCCACGTAGGATCCCCGGGTGGCACACACCTTCGAAGATCTTGTGAACTTGGAGCGGCTGGCCGAGGAAGCGCACGCCGCCTACACCGCCAACCCCGACGCCGACACCCGCGCCGCATGGCGAGACGCCGCCGACACCTTCCAGGCCGCCGTCGTCGAGCACGCGGCAGCCGAAGGGACGAGCCGGTACGAGGTGGAGATGGCGGCGAAGAAAGCCGTCCGACACCCGGAGGTCGACGCGGCCTGACAGCAGCAGGCCCCGTCTGCGTGACCAGACGGGGCCGCTTCAGCTCAGCCACTACAAACCCGCGCTTGCTAGTGCCAGCAACGGATCAGACCAGTCTACGAGGGGTCGCTGACAGTGCCGGGGCGTCGCGTCGACAGCACGTACACGCCCGGCTCGCCATGCGGGTCACGCGGTGCGGGCAGCAGGTGGGCGGGGATCTGATTGCCGTGGCGGCGCATCACCTGACGGCGGGCGCGAGCAGCAGACGGGAACGGGCGGACGCTCATAGCCGACAGCATGGCAGCAGATCAGGCAGGGTCTGGCCACTCCGTCAACGTCTCCCCCGTCCCCTCATCCACGAGGGTGACGCGGGCTCCCAGCCGGCTGCCGTGCTCGCCGATCCACGACGTGTACTTGCCGCGGGCCACCATCTCGTCGTCCCACCAGCCCTGGAGCAGCGGCTCGCCGTCGATGGTGACGGTTACCCGGTAGCGGCCGGCAGTCATGCGAGCTTCATGCGCGTCGTCATGCAGGTCATCATGCGAGCCGGATTCCGCGCGGCTGGTGGGGCTCGCGGACGATGGCGCCCTTCGTTTCCAGCTCGCGCAGCTGGTAGTGGACGGATGACCAGGACCGCATGCCGACCTGGTCGGCGATCTCGGCGACGGTAGGGGCGACACCGTCGTCGGTGATGACCTGGCGGATGACGCGGAGGATCTGCTCCTGCCGTGGGGTGAGGTAGTCGACGCGGTATCTGCCCATACCTTGATGGGAGCACGTGTTCGATTTTTGGGGCAAGCTGGAGGCGTGACCGACCTGCCGCCTGACCTGCCGCGACTCCGCACCCTGGAGACGTGGCTCGCCCTCACCCTCGACCAAGTGCGGGCCGCCATCAGGATCGCCGAGCAGCGGGAAGCCGAACGGCAGCGCGGCATCCAAGACCGGCCGAAGCCACCCGACTGGCTGCTGGAGCTGGGCCTCAACCCGGACAGCCCGCCCGTCCAGGTGCACGTCGGCGACTGCTGGAACGAGGGCAAGCGCACCCGCGGCATCAGCCTCGACGAAGCCCGCCGCGCCATCACCGAAGGCGTCAAGCCGTGCGACGTGTGCCGGCCCGACAGTGCGCTCGGCTTCCTCGAGAGCTAGGCCGACTTCCGCGGCTTCCGGGCCGTCTTCTTCGCCGCGGTCTTCTTCGCCGGCTTCTTCACGGCCCGCTTCTTCGGCATCTCGTGCACGTCCGCGTGCTCGGCGTTCTCGCCGCGGGACTCCTTGGCCTTCGACACGGACTGCTGGAGGGCGGCCATGAGGTCGACGATCTGCCCCGACTCTGCGGCAGGCTCCGGCGCGGCCGGCGGTTCGCGATGCTCGCGCTTCGCCTCGATCAGCTCCGCCACGGCCTCGGTGTACGTGTCGCGGAACTCCGGAGCGTCGAGGTCGTCGCGGGTCATGGTGTCCATGAGGGCGAGCGCCCCCTCGATCTCCTCGTCGGTGAGCTCCACCGGCGGCGGCAGGAGCGGCGACGGGTCGCGGATCTCGTCGGGCCAGCGCATCGCGTGCAGGACGATCGCCTCGTCGCGGACGCGGAGCAGACCCAACCGTTCCCGGCCGGACCAGGCGTACCGGGCCACCGCCACCCGCAACGACCTCTCCAAGGCCTGGCGGAGCAGCTTGTACGGCTTCGCGGCGACCTGCCCGTCCGGGGCGAGGTAGTAGCCGTCGCCGATGCGGATCGGGTCGATCGACTCCCACGGCATGAACGCGACGATCTCGATCGCCTTGGCCGTTGGCAGTGGCAGGTCCCGCAGTTCCTCGTCGGAGATGGGCACGATCTGGTCGCGGGCGATCTCGTAGCCCTTGCCGATCTCGTCGGTGCGGACCTCGCGGTCCTCCAGCTCGCACACCTTCCGGGTCCGCACCCGGGCCATGTCCTCCAGGTGCACCCGGTGGAAGTGGATGCTGTGGTCCTCGGTGGCCGACACGACGTGGATGGGGACCGTGACCAAACCGAAGCTGATGGCGCCGGACCAGATAGTGCGGGGCATGACGAACCTCCGAGACAGCCCCGAGCACAGCCAGCCTACGAGTGGGCACGGCGCCCCGCATGCGCGGCGGCAGCATCCCGCCCACCCTGAACCCATGAATGATCACCCCGTCGTCATCTACCCGCCCGACCCCGACGGCGGCCGACGCGTCCGCATCAACGGGCGATTCGTCGGCATCGCCTACACGACCACCGACGTCGCCGCCTTCATCCAAGAGGCCGGGCTCCAGTCCTTCGACGACATGGACGTCGTCCGGTCGGCAGGCATCGAGTGGCAGGGCGGTGGCCCCGACGAGTGGGAGCAGTAGGGGCCGCTGACAGTGCCACCAGGCAAAATACCCTCATGCCGATCACGATGCAGAGCTACAGCTTCACCTGGACCGACCCCGACGGCACCCCGCGGGCCTCCGCCGTCGCCTACGACCGAATCAGCGCCGACCGGCGGCGGAAGGAACTGGAGGCGGCCGGGGCCACCGACATCGACGAGGTGGCCGTCAAGCCCGGGGAACTGCTGACGGCGAAGGGGTGATCCCGTGACCTCTTCGGTGTCCGCCCCGTTGCCGTCACCGTGAAGTCATTCCAGGAAGCGGTTGCCGAACCCACCGACGACGAGGGCGTTTACTCCCTGTACCTGACCGGCGCTCAGGCTTGGGCGACGTTGCGCGCGTTGGAGCAGGCTCCGACCGACGACGTGGACGTGGCTACGGCGCGGTCCAGGCTGGCCCGACTGCTGCATGCGCCGCCAAACAGGTGACGGACCCGCCGGAGCCCGTACCGCGGCGGGGGTGCACGCGTTGGCCGGGGCATGGAACCTGGGGATGAGGAACTGTCGGCGCTGCTGGACGAGGGTGGGGACCTGCTGCCGCTGCTTACGGTCGGTGAAGCGCGGGCGTTGCACTACGTGGCGCATCTACTCGGGTCGGGAGATGCGGCGGGCGCGGAAGCTGCGCGCGAGATGGAGATGCGGCTGGAGCGCCGGCTGGGTGTGATGTACCCGGGGCAAGCTGTCCGACCCAAGACAGCGCTCTACAACACCTGACCACGCGAGTGCCCTCCCCCACGTCTCAGGGGAGGACACTCGGAGTCTGGCCGTCGCGCCACGGTGGCAGCACCGAAACCACGACCACTGAGCACCGCTCGCTGCGCGTCAGCGCTTACGGCCCGCCCGGCTATCACCGACACCATCTCGGGCGCCCCGGTTTCCCGCAAGCAGACGAGCGTGACCACCACCAGAATGTCAGAGCAGGCAGCTGCTCAGCAGTCCTTTGCCATCACGCGGACCAGCTCGACCAGCGCAGTCTGCTGAGGCTCCGGCAGAGCGCCCACCATGCGGAGCAGGTCAGCCGCCTCACCCGACGCCTCCCAGTCCACGCGAACGCCAAAGAACTGCGCGGCGGCAGCCTCGCGCAGCCGTGCCGGCTCCAGCCTGAGAGCCGCGGCCAGTGCATCCAGAGCGTCGGTGGACGGCGCGTTGATCGGAGCCCCCGTCTCCAGGCGGTGCAGCCAGCCCGACGACACCGCCGCGGCCCCGCCAAACTCCTGACACGCAGCGGCCAGGGACTGGTACGACAAGCCGACCTCGCGCCGTCGACTGCCCACCAAGCTGCGCAACTCGTCACCCACAGCAGCATCCTTCCAGCAGGTAGCCCCGTCGCGACGGGGGATGCGCGACGGGGCCGAGGCCAGTTTGGCACGGCCGGTGACAGGACGGGCGTCTTCCGTCTACCGTGTCTGGGCGGCCTGCCTCGTTCGCAGCGACCCCTCGGGGCGTGGGGAGTAACCCCTCGGCAGGCCGCACCTACATGGGGAGGCGCCATGAGCGACACATGGTGGGGCTAGACCCCGACGGACAGCAGAACGCCCCCGCAGCCGACTGGCCGCGGGGGCGTTGCCGTGGTCAGGCGGCAGGTCGCTGGCCATGCACCTCCAGGTAGGCAATCGCCTGCTTCAGCCTGTCTACGGAGTCCTTGGCATTGCCCAACAGCAGGTTGCAGTGGTGGCACAGGAGGGCGCGTATCTTGCCCGTCGCGTGATCGTGGTCCACGTGCATCCTCCGGTCTGTCTCCGGCTTCTCCCCGCAAAGGGCACAGAGGTGACCTTGCTCCGCCAGCATCTCGTTGTACCGAACCAGGGTGATGCCGTAGAGGCGGCGGAGGCTCTGGTCGAAGACCCGATCCTTCCCTGCGCCGTTGCTGTTCTTGTAGCGCTCCCTGTCCTTCGCGCGACGACAGACCTTGCAGTAGCTGTCGCGCTTGTAGAGGCTCCAGCGGAACTCGGTCCCGACCTTTGTCTCGCGGCAGATGCTGCACACGTAGTCCCGCTGCTTGAGCACCTCGATGGCCGCTTGGTCGCTTGGGGTTGTCACAGCCCGATGTCCTCCGATGCGGCGTCGGTCCACTTGTCGGCTTCGCGGATGTAGCCCCAGAAGGCAGGGCTGTTCTCGGCGTGGCCGGACTGTTCGCGGATCTTCTCTTCGCGCTTCCCGGCCCGCCGGCTGGTGGTGATGAACCCGGCCCGCATCGAGTGGCCGGTGAGCCGGACGGAGAGGCCAGCGCGTTCGGCGTTGCGGGCGATGATCTCCCGGACCGCTTCCGGGCTGAGGGCGCGGTCGCCGAGGCGGCCGTGGACGGTGATGGGCAGGAAGGCGGGCCCAGTGGAGATTCCTGCGGCGGCACGCCAGGTGAGCCAGGCGCGGACGGGGCAGGTGTCGGGGTTCTTGCCGTAGCCGACGACGACGTCCCGTGGCGGGCGGCCCTTCACGGCGGGGACGTGGACTTCGAGTCCTTGGCTGACGTGGACGATCGCCTCGGCGCGGAGCGCGGCGACTTCGGCGGAGCGGCCAGCGATGGCGAAGGCCATGAGCCAGAGGGCGCGGTCGCGTAGTCCGGTGAGTCCGTCGGCGACGGCAGCGTTCATCTGCCGGAGTTGTTCGGGGGTGACGGCGGCGGCCTTGCCCCTGCCGCGCGCTTGCCGTTCGGGATCGTTCTTCAGCGGCTTGAGCGCTTGCCGCGCGGCGACGGTGGCGGCCTTCGGGACCTCTACCCCGTGTTCGTTCCGGGCGGTGACGGTGACGCCGGTGATCCTGCGGTCGATGCTGTTGGGTGCGGCGAGCTTGATGGTGTCGAGCCAGACGACGAAGCCGACGAGCGTGCCCTTGGTGACGTTGGTCGACGCGATGCGGTGCCCGGTGCGCTCCCCCAGCCAGTCGTGGAACGCCTCCCACAGCGCCCAGTCGTTGGCGTATCCGCGTTTGGTGTTGTGGGGGCGGATGGCGTCGAGGTGCTTCTCGGCTGCCTCTTCCATGGCGGCCAGGACGGCGAGCGTCGCAGCGTCGTAGGCGGCAGGGAGGGCGTCCGGCTGATGCTGGACAAGGGCGGTCACGGTCCCGCCTCGACTGACGGCAGGTTCACCAGCTCGATGCGGTCCAAGAGTTCCTGCCCCGAGTCCTGGCGCACCCAATCGGTCAGCGGCTCGACGGGCAGCTGGGTGCCGTGCTTCAGCTCGGCGGTCGTGAGCCACAGGAGAAGCGTCGCCTTGCCGATGGGGCTCTTGTGAACCTTGGGCGGCTTCAGGTCTGCCAGGAAGGGGTGTTGCTGGATGAACGCGTCAGTACACGCGTCGGCGGCGCGCGGCGCCTGCCACCACGCGAGCTTCTCGCCGGTCATGTACTGGAAGATCTCGTCGAGTGCCGCGCCAGGGCTGGGAGTGCGGCGTGTGAGCATCAGGCCCGTGGTGACAGACAGGATGTCCGCCAGAGGGAAGACGCGAGCCGTATCGGGTGCCGTGTTCGAGTCATCAGCCATGCCTAATTGTACCGTTTTTTCGCCCGCGATATGGCATGTTATCGAGAGTCCACCCCCGACCAATCACCAGCACCGCTGCGGGCGTTATGCGCTATGCGACGGATCGACCTCGCACCCCTCGCAGCGCCGGGCGGTGCCGACGTCCACGCCGGGCGTTCGCGCCGATCGAAAGAGAGCCTGGAGGGAGGAAACCTGCTCCGGGGCGAAGCGTGGGGCGGCGGCTGCACTGCGGCGAGCCTCCCTGGCGGCGGCCGGCCCGAGCCGGGCTTCGGCGCAGCGGATGCAGAAGTAGTCGGTCACCACTAGTGAACGAGACGGGCAGTGAGGCGACACAGTGCGCCCGTTTGGATGGGACGCCTATGTCACAGACCGGTAACCCGCCCTCACAGTTCCCTCACATCTGCTCTACCGTGTTCCAACGTTCAACCTTGGGGGGACCATGTCGTTCAATCAGCCGCCGCCTGAGCAGCCGCCGGTCCCGGGGCAGCCGCCGATGCCTCCGCAGCCGCCGTCGGCGGGCCCGAAGTGGGCGCGGAAGCGGATCGTGATCCCGGCCGCGGTGTTCACTCTGTTCGTCGGCGTCGGTATCGGCGCCGCGGGTGGTAGTGAGACGGAGAAGACGAGCGCGGACGCGAAGCCGCAGCCGACGGTCACCGTCACGGAGACCGCAGCCGCGGCGAAGCCGGCGAAGGACGAGTCGAAGCCGGCGCCCACGGTCACCGTGACGAAGACGGTGAAGCCGAAGGCCGATGACAAGCCCGCCGATCCGCCCGCCGCCGAGGAGGCGGACGCTCCGTCGGGTGAGGTGGTGTTCAAGGTGTGGGGGTCGGCGCCGTCCGGTGTGGACATCAACTACGGCTCCGACAGTGACAGCCGCTCCGGTAAGGGGCTGCCGTTCGAGAAGACGCTGAAGCTTGACGACGAAGCGCTCTGGTACCAGGTCAACGCGCAACTGATGGGCGGTGGCGACATCAACTGCTCGGTGACCGTCGACGGCGAGACAAAGAAGGGCCACGCGTCCGGGGACTACAACATCTGCTCGGCGCAGCTCAACGGCGACTTCCTCGGCGGCTGGGGCTGATCGGCGTGCGCGGACGAGCGACTGCGGCTACGGCCATCCTGCTCCTGGCGGCCCTCACTGCGTGCGGCGGCGGGGACGACGACAAGCCGGCGGAGAAGCCCAGCACGTCCGCTCCTGGGGAGCCGACGTCGAGTGGCGATCCGACGGGAGGCGGCGAGCCTAGCGGTGGGTCCACAGGCGCCTCGGAGGGCGGCGAGGGCCTGGCGCTGGGGAAGTCAGCCCAGACGGCGGGCGACGGCGGAACCGGCGTCCTGGAGATCACCCCGGACACGGTCGTCTTCGCCAAGGATGCCTCTGGGGAGACCGCCACGAACGGGGTGTTCGCCGTGGTCACCATGAAGGACCGGGCGACGGCTGACGTCGCCGCCGACGAGCCGGCGCCGATCAGCGGCGGCGGCTGGACATGGATGGCCCCGGACGGCGAGATGATCGGCTGGGACAGCGGCAACTCGACGAACGTGACACTGGACAAGTACAACGGTGCCGACCCAGTACAGCCGGGCGCCTACCAGTGGCGGGCCCAAGTCTTCGACCTGACACCCGAGCAGGCGAAGGGCGGCACGCTGATCTACATCGACGGTGAGAACAAGGCGCACCGCTGGCAGATGCCGTCCACGGACTCCGGCCCGAACGTCGCCGAGGTGAAGAAGCAGCTCGCGCCCTGAGCGCGACGAAGCGCCCCGCCCTCCGTGTGGAGGGCGGGGCGTTGTCATGCGGGCTCGTCGGGCATGTACCCGTCGGGCAGGTCGGGGTAGACCGGTTCCTGGAACGGCTGGGTGGCGGGTTCGGGTATGGGCTGCGGGTCGATGCGGCCCATCTGCTCGAGCGAACGGGCATCCGCGGCGCCCGGATCCTGCCGGGGCTGGAGGGGGATCGGGTCAGGCATGCTCAGACTCCAGTTCGGTTGTACTCGTCGACGCGGGCAGGTGGCGCCGGAGGTTCGATGCCATTGCGGCGCATCTGCGTCGTCAAGTCCAGGACGTAGCCGGCGAAGCTCCGCACCAGGGATCTCATCGATCTCGTCTCCGTGCGGAGTTCCTCGATCTCTTCCTGCATGTCGCTGCGGATCGCTTGAAAGGCTGCCAAGTCTGCGGCCCGCTGGTTGGGTTCGGCCGCCGCTTGTGCCGCCGCCGTATTCGCCCGAGCGGTGGCCTGGGCGGCTCGGGTCGTGGCGCGGGCGGTGAACGAGACGCCCACGAGTGTGAGCACCGACCCGAGGACCGTGACGACGATGGCTGCCGTGTTCATGCGGCCTTGCCTCTCCGGGCAGGCCTCGGTGCGCGGGGGACCGAGTACTCGGGGACCGTGGCCGCCCACAGGATGACCCCCACGTGGGAGGTGAGATACCAGAGTGCGACGTAGGCGCCGCGGGAGTAGTAGCCGCTGATGACGGCGGTCGTGTAGGCGGTTGCCCACACCGTGGGGGGAATCAGGGCGACAGCGAAACCGATCCTGTCGCGTCCGATCCGGAGGAACGCGGAGCCGACGGTGACGAGTCCGGCGACGATCCACAGCCACGCCCAGTGCCGGAGGCTGCACGCGTCGGTGAGCAGTTTCAGTCCGTGGTCTGCGGGCGGGTCGAAGAGGAAGGACAGGCCCCAGCAGGTTTTGCCGGTGCCGAGGATGAGGAGGAAGCAGCCGCGGCGGCCCAGCGTCTTGTACAGCCGCCGGGCCGCACGGCACGGCATCAGACCGCCCGCGGGGGTTCGGCCGTCGCCGGGGTACTCGGGCTGGACGGGACGACCTGGCCGCGGGTGAGGAGGGCGAGTCCGGCGAGGACGACGGCGTTGAGAGCGCCGATCTTCTCCGGTGACAGGTCGAGGCCGTAGGCGGCGAGGAGTGCGGCGACCGCGGCGACGAGTCCGGTGAACGCCGACGGGGCGATGGGTCGGGTGATGAGGGCGGTAGCCACGGCGAAGACGGCGGAGATGACGGCGACGATGGCACCCGCCTGCTCCGCCGACAGGCCGAACCCGAACGTGACCAGCAGGGACAGGCCTGCAGACAGTGTGGCGATGATGAGGGCAGGCTCTCTGCCGAAGATCTTCATGGGTCAGTCCTTGAGGCGGGTGGCGAGGGTGTCGGCGATGGACTGCGCCAGCGCCGGATGGGCGGCGACCGCGGAGGCGATCGCCGCGACCTGGTCGTCGGTGAGGGGCTGCCGCTCCACGCCGTCGACCTTGGCCGTGAGCGCGTCGACCTTCTCGGCGACGGCCCGGACGGAGCCGTTGGTGCCGCGCACGTAGGCGAGTACGTCGGCGGGGTCCGGCTTGCCGTCGGGGAGCTTGCCGTGGAAACCCCAGACGTCTCCTGCATCCATGTCTTCCTCCTGAGGGGGGTTGGGGGTGGTCGGCTTCGTCGGAGCCGTGCTGCCGGGGCTCCACGAGGCGGGGTGCTTCAGCCGCTCGGCGACGCGCGAGCGGATACCGGCGTGCCCGGGGTAGCCGGGGCCGCGGGGGTCGACCTTGCCGGGCTGCCACTCGGCGTGCGCGATCGCGGAGATGGCGCCAGCACCGTTCTTGTTCCAGCCGTGGGCCCGGAGCAGGGCCGCCGCCGCGCGCACCATCGCGTCGACCTGGACGGCGGGCCAGGGGTCCTTGTTGTCGCCGAGGTTCTCGCACTCGAAGCCGTAGAAGTGCCGGTTGCCGTCGGTGTTCGCCTCGTTGTCCGGCGGCAGGGCGTGCTCGTTGATGACGGCCTGGAGGACGTCGTCGTCGCCGAGCCCGGCATGGTTGGCGCGGCCGTAGCCGACCACGTGGATGTGGCCCTGCTTGCAGATGACGCCGTGGCAGAGCGGGCCGGGCAGGGTGCTGTGTCCGGTGCGGCAGATTTCGATCGTGCGGTCGTGGCCGGACGTCACGGTGTGGTGCAGCAGGACACCGTGGACGGGGCCCCAGGCGCCCTTGTGGTTGCGGTTGTGGTCTGCCGGGGACCTCCCGTCGGTCTTGTGCTCGATGACGGTCAAGCCCTCGGCGCGGAGTACGCGGAGGAACGTCGCGTAGGGCAGCGGTGCGGCCATCAGGCCTCCAGAGATGCGGAACGCCCCGGCCAAACCAGGCGGGGCGACGGGTAGTGAGGCGGGTTAGACGGCTTCGTACTGGCCGACGACGGACAGGCGGTCGCCTGATCCCCACGTGAACGGCGACAGGGAGTCGACGACGCCGCCGTTGGCGACGTTGCCGTTAGACGGGCCAGAACCGATGTACAAGTTCAGGAAGCCAGCCGAGTTGATGAGGGCCGGCCCGGACACGGCCCGGGTGAGCGACCCGACGAACAGGTGGCAGGTGCCCACGGTGATGGAGGTGACGTTCGGGGTCTTGGGGAGGGAGAACCTCCAGTTGTCGCCCGTCGTCACGCCGGCCCCGAAGTTCGTGGTGGAGCCGAACTCGACCCACATGTTGAAGAAGACTGCGGGTCCGAGCTGCATGAACTTGCAGCGCACGTCCGCGTTTCCGAAGATCGGCAGGTGCTGGCCGGTGTCCGTGGACCAGGTCGGTGTCCACGACTGCATGCCCGCCGTAGCGGTTACGGCGATCAGCCACTGGGTGCCGTCGTAGACGGTGAGCTGCTTCGTGTCGTTCAGCCACGCCTGCATGCCCGCAACCGGCGCCGTCAGGGTGGCGTTGCGGGCCGACGCCGACGCGAAGCGCATCGCCGACCGTTCGACGATCGCGTTGGCGATGTTGCTGGCGAGAGTCTCAGCGTTCGGCGCGTCGGCCAGGGACGCGATCTGTACACCCTGCCCGTATCGATCCGTGGTGGGCACAAGCGCCCCCTTTCTACTTGAGCCGGTAGCGGCCAAACACGTCGTACTCCGCGTATTTGTTGCCGGTGGTGGGGAGGGTCCCGCTGAAGTCCCCGAGCTGGATCGCGCCGTTGGTGGAGATCGTCATCGCGCCGAAGTAGCCGATCGCGACCTGCACGGCGGCCCTCACGCCAGCCGCCGGCTGGGCCTCCAGCGGCAGCGTCGCAACGGTCGTACCGGAGGTGAGCGTCCCCGACATCTGCGCGAGGCCGCACAGGCTGGCAGTACCGTCACCCCACAGCCGGTAGGCGGGCGCGTAGTAGGAGGCGTTCGCGGTCCAGCCACCGGCGAGTGGCAGCGTCGTCCAGGCCGGGGTGGTCGAAGTGAGGCGGCCGTGCGCCAGCCAGTTCCCCATCGAGGACTGGGAGATGACGATGACGTCGCCGACAGCAGGTGCGAGGTAGGACTGCAGGCAGCGGATCGCGGGGATCTCGTCGGCCGCGACCGTGCCGTCCGTGCCGACTGCGGTCACGACGGCCTGCCGCCAGTCGGCGCCGCGCACGGACGGGGCCTGCTCCCCCACCCGCTGGGCCTGCTGTTTCAGCGCCCACGCGAGGTCGCGGTGCACGCTCACGAGTCTTCCTTCGCGGAGATGGTAGAGATCGGAAAGTCGCCGCCCTCGTCGAGGGGCACCGTGAACGAGGCCGCCTGGTGGAGTTCGCGGCTGCCGTCCGGGTGCACGATCCGCAGCACATCGCCCGGCTCCAGCGCCGGGTTCGGCAGGGAGGAAATGTCGCCGGTGGCGTTCGGGGCTCTGGCGGCGGCCAGCTTCAGGCGTGCCGCGGCCTGGCAGGCGCCGGTCGTGGTAAGCGTCGACGAGCTGTAGAACATCGGCCTGCGTCCGAACGGGCCGCCCCAGTAGGTGGGGCTGCCCGGATCGTCGTCGGTGATCAGCGCCGACACCGGCGGAATGTTCTCGCTGGTGTTTTCGCCGCGGGCCAGGACGCCGTTGTGGACGCGGTCGGAGGCCATGCCGCGGGAGGCGGTGATGTAGGTGCCGCCCTCTTCGGCTGCGATCTCCCAGGCTGGGATGGTGGTGAGCAGGTCGGGGAGGATGGCGACGGTGAACTGGCCGTCGGCGGTGGCGTACACCTCGGCGCCTGCTGCTGCGGCGATCTCCTGGCAGGCCGCCCACGGATCGCCTTCAACGTCGAAGACCCGCCGCCCGATCGCCGCATCAGAGATCGCCGCGATGATTTCGGCGTCTGGCAGGGACCGCTGTACCAGGGCGGTGATGGCGCCGAGTACGGTGCCGGAGGCTGTCCACGGCGTCGTGAACTTGTCGTCGGCGATGCACGCGGACAGGTCTTTGCCCTGGAGACTGACCGGGCCTTCGCTGACGTCTCCTTCGACGCTGTCGAGTCGGAACACGCCGACCGGCACCAGCTCTTGGCTGCCGTCCCCGTACTCGACTCCGCGGGCCACCCGCAGTCGGGCGCCGTAGGTGGCTAGCTGATCCGACGGGGTTCGCGGGATCAGGGCCGGGTCGGGCACGGTGACGGTGCAGGTGCGGCGGATCGCCTGCCCGCGGTCAACGGTGACGCTGCCGCCCGTGTGCTCCAAGTCGACGACGCTGCCGTCCGTGAGGAACAGCGTCACTTCGGTGGCGACACGGTGGGATTCGGCGAGCCGGGCGAGGAACCGGTCAGAGACGGGATACATCGGTCACCCCCGCTGGTCGAGCCACACGGCCTCCCACGTGCCGTACACGTCGAGAAGGTCCGCCCAGGTCGAGAACTCGGTGAGCACGTCCTGCCAAGTGCGGCCAGCTGCCCCGTTCACGCCGACCGTGACCGGCATGTCCTGCTCGGTGAGCGGCAGCGTCCACGTCCGCCACTGCTCCTGGGCAAGGTGCGTGACCCGGCCTTCGCTGATGTTGGCGACAGACACGTACATGTCGGTGACGCCCATGCCGGGTGCGGCCTGCCACAGCAGGGTGTTGCCGGAGTCGAGGAGCAGGTGGAGCGCCTGCCGTTCGGCATCGGTGCGGGTCCAGATGGCGAGGTCGCCCTCCAGGCCCTGCCGCCTGCCGGACAGGATGACCTTGTTGCGGCGTCCGCGGATCACGTGCGTGGCCTGCTCGATGGGCCGCTCCCACTCCGGCGCCTTCTGCACCAGCACCCGCACGTTCCGCTGCGGATTCCCGGGATCCTTCAGCCAGGCCACGTTGATGTCGGCGTGGATCAGCAGTACCGGGTCCGAGGAGCGGGTGGAGGCGAGCACTCCGGGGCTGCTGTACAGCTCGACACGGTAGGACACGTCGACGCCGAGCGGCGCCTCGTGGTCCTCCAGCACCATGACGTCACTCGTGACCGGCTGCTGGTTGATCAGCCCGTCCGGGCCCCGCACAAGGGTGCGCGCCCCGTCGGGGGTGATCCGGTACAGGCTGACCAGATAGTCGGCGGGCAGTTCCCGCAGCGTCACCTGCACGTATCCGTCGGCCGAGACGGCTTCCACGGCGGTCAGGGGCAGCACCTGCCACAGGGCGACCCCGTCCACCCACAGCACCGACGCCGTAGAAGCGGCGACGGCCACAACCTCGACCGCCGCCTGCGTGGCGCCTGCGGGGGCGACCGCGTCCGACGTCAGCAGATACCAGGAGCCGGGCGGCACCGCGTAGGCGACACCCGTGCTCGTGCCCAGACTGGCACTGCCCGCGTCGTACCAGCGGACGCGTACCGTCGCTGACGTCCACGATCCGGCAGAGTGCCGGACGATGATCTGCGCCCTCCAGTTCACGCCCTCCACGACCGGGGCGAGCGGCGATCGAAGCGTCGACGTGGCCGCCGTCGCCGACGTGACGGTGAGCGAGTAGTTGCCGGAGTAGGCGGCGGCACCCCACGGCGTGGACCGGGCCAGCGTGGCAGGCCCCGACGCCACCGACCAGCCGCCCGTGCCCTGCTCGAAGCTACTACTTGAGTACGGAAGGACGGTGCCCGTGACGAGCGGGACCAGAGACTTGACGACGACCGTCTCCAGGCGCAGCACCTGCCCTGCCGCAGCCCCGTCCAAACCGGCCGCGATCCCGCAGGTGGCTGCCGACGCCGGTGCGACCGCCGACAGCAGCTGCCGGTAGAAGCCGGTACCCGGCGGCGCGAGCGTCGCCCGCGTGACCTGGATCTGGTTGCCGTTGGAGTCGTAGAACCGCAACTCGAGCCACGCCACCGACGACAGGGTCGGCGGCTGCAGGTAGGCGTAAGCCAGATATTCGACGCCCGGGGTGACAGTCGGACGGTCCACGGCGACCGCCGCAGCGTTACCTGCCGCGGCGGCAGTGACGGCGAGGGTGTGTCCGCCCGCCCAGTACCAGTCGACCGACCAGGACACGACCGGCACCTGCCGGCTGATCGTCGCGTTGACCTCGGATGTCCACCCGGATGCGTCGATCTCCGTCGACTCGGTGCCGAACCCGAAGAGATTGCCTGTCGTGCGGATCGGCAGGCCGAGGTAGACGTTCTCGAAGTACGAGATGACGTTCGGTGCGGCGGGCGTCATCGTCGACAGCACGACCTGCGCCTTGGCCGTGCCGGTCGGTGCTGTACCGGCCACGCTGATGCGATGCCAAGCTGCTGCGGCAGCCATGGTGACCAGCGACCAGGTGATGCTGATCTCGGTTCCGGTGGCGTTGAGCCAGCGGATGCCGATGCGTTCGGGGACGGTGGCGCCGGAGGCGTCGGCGAAGGCCTGGTAGGTGGTTCCGGCGGTGACCGGGTAGGAGGAGACAGTGCGAGCCCGGGTTTCGCCTGCCGCCACCGATTTGACGAGGAGGCAGCCGTCGCCGTTCCGGCCGCCTCCCCCCTTACTGATCGTCGCGTTGAGCAGCGTCGTCCACCCGGAAGTGTTCGGGTCGACGCTCTCCGTGGTCTGGCTGAGGAGGTTTCCGGGGATCGCCATGTGACCTCCTCAGCTGGACTTGATGACTTGGACGAGCTGCTGCTGCGAGTCGAGGACTTCCACGCGTGCGATGTCGCGGATCTTCTCGTTGCCCACGTAGACGTTGAGCGACAGGTCGCTGAGGTCCGGGCCGCCTCGACCGCTGATGACGTCGTTGAACTGGCGCCCGGTGAGCACCGGCTCCGGCCTGCCCGTCCCGTTGTAGGCGAGGTTGAAGCCGGGCTGGAGCATGCCGCCGTTGTCGTACTTGCCGGGCTCGAAGCCGTACCAGCTGGTGAACAGCGAGTCCTTGTAGCTTCGGGCTCGGCTGCCGACGATGACGCCATCGCCGCCCCTGCTCTCGACGTTGGTCTTGCCGAGGGTGCCCGCGGTGTGGCCGACACCGGCATTGGTGATGCCGATCTTGAATGGGCTGTTGCCGTGGTAGACCCATCCGGGAGGTGCCGTCTTTCCGGAGAACGCCATCGTCGCCCAGCGGCGGTGCGGCTGCTGCCCGCGGATGACGGACTCGATCGCCGACATGAATCCGGAGCAGTCCCACGAGGGGTTGCCGTTGCCTGCCCACTGGTAGGGCTTGCCGTTCTGGGTCTTCGCCCACTTGAGTGCTGCGGCGATGCGGGGGCCGCCGATGCCGCTGCCGCCCTTCTTGTCGGCCTCTTTGGCGTACCCGAACAGCGTGTCGATGATCTTGTCGGGGATCTTGCGGATCATCTTCCCGAAGCCGGTGTCCATGCCGGGGAAGGACTTCAGCAGCGGGTCGACGACGTTCTTGACGCCAGCCCGAGCCGACCGCTCGAGGGTGTCACCCAGCCACGACGCCCCCTCCTTGATCTTGTTCCAGGCTGCGGAGCCGACACCGAGCGCCGCCGACGCCTTGTCCTTGATCCACCCGAACACGCCTCCGTCCGCGAACCGCTGCATCGGGAACGTGCCGCCGGAGGCGTACTTCAGCGACGTGTCCGTCGGCGTCGATGGGTTCCCGCCGAACACCGGGGCGAGCGCGGCCTTCACTCCCTGCGAGCCACGGGACTTGGCAACCGAGTTCATCGTGTTGACGAACCCGGCACCCACGGCCCTGGTGAACTCGGGCCGCATGATGGCCTCGCCGCCGGACAGGGCGAGGCCGCCACCGGTCGGGGAGTAGAAGGTGTGGACGTCCCGGCCAGGCGTGTAGCCAGGCATGATGCCGCCGGACGCGAACTTGAAGTACGGCAACTTGTCCGCACCGAACGCGGATGCGATCTTGTTCCAGACGCCGCGGATGCCGTTGTTGTACACGACGTCGACCACGTACTGGATGGGCTCCTTGGCGTACTTCTTGACCTTGTCCCAGGCGGTCTTGATGCCCGACGCCGCAGCCTCGAAAGCGTCGATCATCTTGTCTTTCAGGGAGGTACCCCAGCCCGGGACGGTCTTGGTGAAGAAGTCACGGATCGGATACAGCACCCACGACTTGATCTTTGACCAGGCGGTGTTCAGCCCGTCACGGGTTCCGTTCCACGCCCCGACCGCCTTGTTCTTCAGTGTGGTCGCCCACCCCGGGATGATCTTCGTAAAGAAGTCCCGGATCGGGTACAGCACCCAGTTCTTGATGTTGGACCAGCCGGACTTGAAGAAGTTCGGCAGCGTACTCGTCCAGAAGCTGGCGAACGGCCCCTTCAGCCAGTCCCACAGGCCGAGCGCCGCCGTCTTGATCGCCGCCCACACGGCCTTGACCGCGTCCCGGAACCACTCGCATTTCGTGTACAGCAGGATGACCACAGCGACGATGCCGATGATCGCGGTAACGATCCATCCGAAGGTGGACATCTTCAGGGCTGCGTCGAACAGCTTGTAGGCGATCGCGGCGAGCTTCATCGCCGCAGCCCACAACCACATGGCGATCTTCCAGGCAGTGAACGCCGCCGTGATGCCCCAGATCGTCTGCACCAGCCACGGAGCCTTCTCTGCCAGCCAGGCGATCCCCTCTGACGTCTTTTCCACGGCGCCCAGCACAAGCCCCTGAACCGGCTCCAGCGCCTTAGCGATCGACAGGACTGCCCCGGCAAGCTCCCTCAGCGCACCGCTCAGACGAGGGCCCATGTCCGCGCTGTAGTCCAGGAACCGCTCAAACTCAGGCGACCCCTTGAGGCCGGTGCCCCAGTTCGCGAAGCGGCCCGTGATGTCCTGCATCCGCTGAGAGATCGAATCGATGTGCGGCAGGAACGCTTGGATAGCCCCCGCCATCCCCTTGAAGATCCGGCCGAAGGAGATGCCGAGCCCCTCGATCGCCGGACCCACCGAGCTCTCCAGGTCGGCCTTGAACTCCTTCCACCACGGCGACTTGAACCCGGCCGACGCCCGGTCCTGCAGCCGGCCGATGGCGTCCGCCGCAGCCAGCACAAACGGGGTCAGCCCGGGAAGACTGTTCTTCAGCCCGTTGATCGCCCGCGTAAAGATCGGCATCACAGCCGGCTGCAAGCTCTTGGACCAGGCCCCGAACGCGCTCTTCAACCCCAGGAAAGCGTCATACGTCTCCCTCGCGGCCGGAGTCAGCTTCGCCAGCTCCTGCTGGTACTTCTGCTGCGCCAGGGCAGCCTGATCAACGCCCCCGGCCGCAGACTGCGACGCGGAGGCGATCTGCCGCTGCGCTGATGCGATCGAATCCGCAGCCGACTGCTGCGCCGAAACGAGCTGCTCCTGGGCGCGGGCCACAGACCTCGCGCCGTCTTCCTGAGTGCGGGCCACATTCCGCTGCGCCTCAGCCACATCGTTCTGCGCCTCGGCAATGTCCCGCTGGGCCTGAACCTGCTGCCGGGCCGCATCCTGGCGAGCCTTGGTCAGCGCTTTCTGCTGGTCGCCAACCCGCTTCTCCGCGTCCTGCAGCCGCTCCTGCGCATCCCGGACCCGCTCCGACCCGTCCACGCCGGCCTTGTCCGCGGCCTGCTTCTCCGCAGCCAGATCCTTCGTCTCGGCCGTCTGGTCCTTGAGCCGCTGCACGGCCTGGTCGTAGGCGAGCTGGGCGCGCTGTCGGTCCAGCTCGGAGGCGTTGGCGCCCGCGGCCTGTACGGCGCGGAGTTTCTGCTCCGCCTCCTGCACGGCCAGTGTCGCGTCCCGCTCCGACAGTTTCGCGTTCGCCAGCCGCGACTCCATGTCGGCGAGATCCTGCGCCGCCTCCCGGCGGGCCTGACTCAAATCGTCCTGAGCCCGGACAGCGTCCCGCTGGGCGTCCGCGAGGGACTCCTCGGCTGTCGCCACCTGCTCGGCGGCCTGCCGCTGCCGGTCCGCGGCCTGCTGCACCGCGTCCGCCAGCGACTGCTTGGCCTGCTTGACCTGGTCGGCGGCCCGCTCGTTGGCCTCCGCAGCGGTACGGACCGCATCAGACACGCCCTGTTCCGCCTGCGCGATCTGCCGGGCAGCGTTGCGGTGCGCCGTCGCCAGCGACTGCTGGGCGCCCGCCATCTGCAGCGCCTTCTGCGCGCCCTGCGACGCGGCCTGGCCACCCTGCAGTGATGCCTGCGTCGATGCATCCTGGGCGGCCTTCTGCGCCTGCATGACCTTGCCCATCTGCATGAACGCAGGCACCGCCACCAGAGCGATCGAACCGACACCCACCGCCGCAGCCGTCGCCGCCGCCGCGATCGCACCCAAACCAGCCGCCGCCACCGGCAGCACCGGCAACAGCGCCGGACCCAGAGCGACCGCCGCGGTGATCAGCATCTGCATGCGCGATGCCGCCGAGCTCGTGTCGATGTCGATGCGGGCCGTGCGCCCATCCAGGCGGCTCACCTGCACCTGCAGTGCGGCAAGCTGAGCTGCGGCAGCCCCAGCATCCACACGGACAGCGACGTCGGCATCCGACGCAGACAGCCGCTGCAGTCGGGCTTGTACCTCCTCCAGCCGCGACATGGCCGTCGCAGCGTCAATGTCGATGCCGATCCTGGCGTCCCGCAGCGACGTCAACTGGGCACGCAGCCGGGCGATCTCAACCTGCGCCGGAGTGGTGTCAGCGCCGATGTTGACGTTCGGGAGAGACGCCTCAGCCTGCTGTACCGCGGCGCGCAGCTTCGTGCCGAGAGTGCCGTCCGTCTCCACACGAATGTGTGCCGGATCGCGGCTGACCTCGTCGATCTGCTCCCGCAACAGCTTCAGCTGGGCGATAGCCGCCGCAGTGTCCGCGCGCACGGCGACGTTGGGGTGTGCGGCGCCGATCCGGCGCAACCGCTCCTCGATGTCCGCAGCCTGGGCACGGGCCGTCTCTGCATCGATGTCGATACCGATGGTCTTGCCGGCCAGGGATTCCAGCTTGGCCCGCAGCCGGGCCAGGTCCGCGTCGACGCCCGTGTCGTTCAGGCCGACGTTCAACTTGGGCATGCTGCGGAACGCGGCCTCAAGCCGGGCCTTCAGAGACCGGGCGAACGCGCCGCCCGCCTGCTGCCCGCCCCTGGTGGCCGCCGGTTGGGCGGCGCGGGCGCCGTTCCGGACGCCGTCCCGTACCGCGTCAGCGATCCCGGAGGAGATGTACCGGCCCATGACGCGGCCGACTTCCTCGCCCACCTCATTCGCGGCAGGCAAGACGGCCCGCTGCATCCGCCGGGTGATACCAGTCGCGTTGGGCAGAACATCGACTTCGACGGAGCCAACGGAGATGGCAGGCACCAGGAGCCTCCTCCCAGCGCCCCTATGCGGCGCCCCCTTGCAGCAGCTCGAACAGGGTGTTTGCCGACGTCTTCGTGAGCGTGGCCTTCTTCTTCCGCGGCCCCGCCCCGGGCCGGCGCATCGGCTCCGGTGGATCCGGCCGCTTCGACTTCTTGTCGACGTTCAGGCAGATCAGCGTCCACTCCAGGCGGCGTACCGCGTCCACCGCGGCGGCGAGGAGTTGCTCCTGCTGCGACCAGGGAGCCTTCTCCGGCTCACCCTTGTCCGCCTGGGCCGCCAACTGCTCCGGCGTGAGCTCGTTGCGGAGGGCGGTCATGGTGTGTGATTCGGGCGGCAGGTGCTCGATGAGCACCCGCAGCCACCGCCACGACCGCCGCCCTGTGAGGACGTCCGCGATGTCGTACTGGCGGTCCTGAAGGTCGGCTTCTACCGCCTCCGGGTGCGTCCGCCAGATCGCGACCGTCCCCTGGACTTTCCCAGCGGCTCCCCCGACCGGGCGCTCGCGTCCTCGACGAACGCCACCCACTCGTTCATCGTCGGGTCGACCTCGAGGTAGTACTCGTAGTCGTCCGGGTGGAGCACCTTCTGCGCGAAGGTGTCGATCTGCCCCTGGTTGAGGGCGCGCTGCCAGGAGGCGCGCCACATCGACGGCGGCACCACCTGCACATCTTCCCCGCACAGTTCGGCGGTGACGTACCCGTCAGCTTCGATCTCCTGGGCTTCGGCAGCCGACACTTCGACGTCGTCGGTCTCCGGTTCCACGTCCGGCTCGGCCGCCCGACGGGTGGCGGGGCGGGATGCGGCACGGGCCGCGGTGCGCGGCTTCCTGCTGGTGCTGCTGCTCGTGTTGGCCACGGCGCGGGCTCCTCATCTCAAAAGGCGCGGGCAAGGAAGGGGGGAAGGTGGGCGGGCCGGGCCCGCGCCGACGGTGATCGGCCCGCCCACCAGCTCAGGACCCGGTGTACGCCTCGGTCTCAGGCACCCGGTCGAAGTGGTAGACCGTGAAGCCGGCCGAGTCCGGGTAGCAAGTGATCGTCCACTCGTAGCCAGCGACCTCATCCTGCTTGTGCGTCACGTCGGACCGCTCGGTGATCTCCGCCTCGGGGCAGTAGAAGCCGCGCTGGAAGTTGTCGCCGTCGAGGACGACGAACCAGAACGCCCGCCGGTCCGGCGACGGGGACGCGGTCTCCGCGAACGAGGTGAGCCCGTCGACCGGGGTGAGGTCCGCGGTGTCCAGGCGGTACTGCAGGGCCTGCACCGTCGTCCGGCCCGTCTCCCACACCGTCAGCCCGAACGTCCGCAGCGACGAGGTGATCGACGTGCGGATCGGTGCCGTCAGACCCCACGGAGTGAACGACTCCGAGTCCTCCTCGAAGCCCTGCACCAGACCGTCGTCCGAGATGGCGCCGAGAGGCAGCCACGGCGCCAGCGGCTGGATCGCCGGATCGCCCGGCGACGTCGTGCCCAACGGCGCCGTCCAGCCGGCGCCGTTCGCACCGACCTCCAGCAGATCCGCAGCGCGGGTGATGTTGACCATGATGTCTCCAGACATGCGTGAAGCCCGCGCACGGGCGGGTACTGAAAGGGCCTGGCGCGGGCCGAACAGCCGGTCAGGAGACCGGGTGACAGAAGATCTCGAAGGTGCCGCCCACGCGACGCAGGGCGGTGTTCTCGTAGGGCCGGGCGGCGGGCAGGGTGACGACACCGGCGCGGCCGATGGTCAGCGTGCTGGTGGTCGAGCCGCGCAGCTCCCGCTCCACCCACGTGACGGTCTCGCGGGCCAAGTCGAACGCTGCTTGGCGGGTGGCCGCGTACACGTCGATGTCGACGAGCATTCGGGCCAGCCTGCTGGCAGCAAGCTCCCCAGCCGGAACCTGCGTGATCTGAATCGTCGGCAGCTCGTTGAGCAGCTCGTTGTCCAGCTCGTCCCGGACCACGGCGTCCGGCCAGCGGGCCTGCGCGCGAGGGATCAGCTCACCCTCAATGTCGACGACCACGGTCACTGGTTCCGCCCACCCAACTGGGCTGCCCGCAGCAGCACGTGATGCGCGGGCACCTTCTCCGTGCCGTACTCCACCCAGCGGGCGTAGTAGGTCGGGTTGCGGACGTAGGCGACAGCGCGGTCCCGGCGGCGGCCACCACGCCGGGTACTGTCCGTCTCCCACGACGACTTGTACAGGCCAGGCCGGTAGCTGCCCGTATCGACCGGGGACGTCGCCACGGCGATGCCCTTGATGACCTCGGCGCGGCGCAGCATCTCCGCCTGCATGCCAGGCATACGCAGCATCTGCCCGATGCCCTTCCGCTTCGGCTTGAACCTGCCAGGCATGACGGCCTCCCTCCGTCAGCCGGTGACACGGTCGGCGGCGAACTGGACGACGCCGCGGGTGCCAGTGAATGGGGAGCGGCCCCAATCGCCTGGCTCGCCGGTGATGTCGCAGTCGACGCCGCGGATGCGGGCCTTGTCCGTGGTGCGGAGCGGCATACCGGGCTGATCGGCGGGCGCATACACGGTCCAGCCGACGATGACCGTGTCCCGCTCCTGCTGCTGCTCGCCGCCCACCTGCGGCGTCTCCGCCCTCGGCGCGACCACACAGCCCGGAATGTCGAACGACTCGTCCGGTCCCGGCAGCGGCTGGCCCCGAGGATTACGGCCCGGCGACAGGCCGGTGCGGACGATCCGCACCGTCTCCCCGAACGGGTACGGGGCGGGCATCAGTAGCCCCAGCCCGGTTCGAACTCGTCGGCGAAGCCCATGTCGTCGACAGGCCACGTCGGCGACGGATCCGCCTCCGCCGGTGTCGGGTCGATCGTGAACGCCCCGCCCCGGCCGGCGAGACTCTTGAGCGCACTCTTGTCGGCCTTCGTCAGGTACAGGCCGCCAGAGCCCTGAGGGCGCTGCACCGACATCGGGCCGATCGTCTCGTAGGACACCTGCTGCGGATTCACGTAGGCACGACCCGCGACCGACAGGACAACCGCCTCAGCGCCCTCAGGGAGAGGCTTCACGATCGTCTGGCAGAGCGAGATCGCCGTTGCGAGAAGCAGATCCGCCCGCGCTCCGTCGATCTCACCGAGACCGAGGTACAGGCCGAGCTGCTCCGCGGTCGGAGGGACGAATGCCATCACGCCCTCCTCAGGCCAGAGACTCCACAGCCGAACACCACGCCGCCAGATCAGCAGCCGGGTCCAGTTCGGCGGACCGGGTCTTCGCCCGCTTCGACGCCAGCCGGTACTCGGCAGGAGCCGCGAGCTTCCGCAGGACCGCCTCGTAGCCGTCGACGTCGTTTCGGTCGACGAAGATGCCGGCCTCGCCGAGGGACTCGCACAGGCCCGGCGTTGGGTGAGCCAGGACAGGAATGCCGCTGGCGAGCGCCTCCACGCCGGCACGGCCCCACGACTCGTAGGACGACGGCATCAGCAGCACCCGAGTGCGGGTATACACCCGCTGCCGCATGTCCTCGCCGCGGACGTGGTCGACGATTTCGACGTTGGGCAGGTCGGGGAGGATCTGCTGGCCGTAGGCGCCCTTCACGGCGAGGAACTGTTGGTCCGGCATCCGTTCGGCGAGAGCCTTGAGGACCCGGCCGCCCTTCTCCGGGTTGCAGTTGATCAGCGTGATGGCCTTGCCGGGCTTCGTTGCGTACTCGTCGGCGAACACTGGAGGTCGCACGATCAGCGACTCGGTGGGCCGGATGGCCTTCGGGTACTCGGCGAAGAACAGCTCCGCCTCCCGCTCCATCCAGAGCGAGTTGTAGACCGCCAAGGCGGTCCCGCCCGCCGCAGCATCCCGGAACGTCGGCCGGTGCGTGTTGTGGCACACCACCACCAGAGGCTTGCCGTAGCCGCGGGCCAGCGACGCCGTCGATGGGACCGTCTCCAGATGCGCCAGCAGCACGTCCGCCTTGCGGACCGCCGACGGGAAGTCCAGGCGGGACTCCAGAGGGACGACCTTGATGCCGCGGTAGTCGTACTCCTGGTGGGCCTTGCCGTAGCGGGACAGCCACACCTGCACGTCGTGGCCACGTTCCACCAGCGGCCGAAGCATCGACACGAGCATGTGCTCGGCCCCAGCGTTGTGCTCCGGCGGCATCGCGTGAACACGAGCCACGACCCGCAGCGGCTTGGCGGTCCCGCCCGGCGCGGAAGCCGGGACCGCCCCCATCAGGAACCGCTCGCGGCGCCAGTGAAGCGGACGAACGCGTCCTCGGCGCCCATGACGAAGCCGTAGTAGGCCTCCGCCAGCAGCAGCACCAGGTTCTCCTGGAACGCAGAGTGCACGCCGCCGTCCTCGTCGACGTAGGTCGCCTCCTTAGAGATCCGCACGGTGATGTCCATGCCGATCCCGTAGGCCGCCTGGCTCCAGTCGCCGCCGATCGCCCGCAGGCCCGTGTCCGTACTGGCGGACTGCCGACGCTGCTTACCCGACACACTGCGGGAGTACGCGAGCGGCTCACCAACCAGCGTGCCGGCCGCCGCCATGTTCGTACCCGGCGTCTGCGTGTCCACCAGGATGGGCTGACCGTTCGCGTCCGTCGCACGCAGCAGCTTCGGCTTCAGCCGGTGGTCCGCGACGGTACCGGTGTAGTCCCAGTCCTCATCGACGACCAACTCCATGCCGTCGACGAAGTCGGCCCAGATGCCGCCCTCGTCGCGCGGCGCCGTACCGAGGACGACCTCGTTGTCGGTGGCCGCCAGGTAGTCGGCGAAGGGGCCGGTGGCGCCCTTCATGGTCTTGCCGTGGATCGCCGCGTGGTCGAAGGCACGGGCGAACGCGGTCGGCAGATCCTTCTGGAGCTGCGTCCACAGGCCGCCCGCGTTGGTCATGACGACCTCTTCGGCGACCGGGATCAGCACGGCGACCTTCTTCGCCTGCATCTGCTTCACCGCGACACCGCCGCTGGACAGCGGCTTCCTTGCGGCCTGGCCGACCCAGTCGGCGGTCGGCACGTCCAGCGGGATCGGAACCGAGGTCGTCGCGTCCAGGGCGAGCGGAGCCGGACGGGCCAGCTGCATGACCGCGCTGGATTCGACCGACTTTTCGAAGATCGGCCCCGCGAGAGTGCGGGGCAGAAGTGCATCGTTGACGTCGGACAGCTTGAGGGCAGGCGTAGCCGCCATGATCTACCTCTTTCAGCGGCGCGTAAGCCGCGTGTTCATGAACCCCGCGAACTCGTCCGCAGGGTTGAGGGGCCGTTGCTTGTTGGCGCCGGACGCCTGTGTGCGGTCCGGCGCGGGACGCCGCGGGCCCTCCTGGGGCTGGGTCTTCGCCCAGTGCGGCTTGCGCTCCAACAGCGCCTGAAGATCCGCCTCGATGGCGGGCTCGTCGATGTCGCCCGAGTCGTCGATGTACGAGTCCAGGTCGAGCTCGCCGAACGCGTCAGCCGGATCGGCGAACGCCGCCCGCTCCTGGGTTGCAGTGCTGGCGAGGGCCTGCACCTGGCTGCGGACCAGCCGCTGCCGCGTCTTCGTGATCTGCTCCTGTGCGGCAGCGAGCTGCTCGTTGAGGCGCTCGGACTCGGAGAGTTCCGCGTCCTTGCGCTTCTTCAGCTCGGCGAGCAGAGGCTCCTGTTCCTTCAGGCGCTTGCGGAGGTTCGCGGCCTCCGAGTTCGCCTTGCGGATCTTTGCCTCGGCCTGCTTCCGGTCGAACGGCTTCTCCTCACTGCCGGTGTCCGCCTCCTGGGCGGTCTCCTGCTGCTCGGCGCCGTCCGTCTCCTCGGTGGCCGTCTCGTCGACGGTCTCCTCGGTGCCGGAGTCGGTCTGCTGCTCGCTGGTCTCGGTCTCTTCGGGCATGACGAATCGGCCCTCCAGGGGCTGTGGAAAAGGGGAAGGCCGCCACCAGGGCGACCGGGTTGATCAGTGAGATCCGGGAAGCGGATGGTCGTCGTGCTCCGCCAGGGCCCGCCTGAACAGGCGAAGCTGGTCTCCCGGATGGCCTTGGGCGTACTCGCGGTAGATCTCGTCCCAGCGCGCCGCGTGCGGCGACAGTTGGAACCGTTGACCGCGGAAGACCGGCAGGATCCCGCAGTGGCAGTTGTTGTGGAACTTCACCACCGACGCGTCACCGGAGAACCGGTCATTCGCATCCCGACCTGCGGTTTCTGCCGTGGCATAGACCGACCCGCGGGATGCCATGAGCTTGCAGAAGGAGCAGGCGCCGAGCGCTGCCACCCGGGCATACGCCACAGCCTGCCGATCCTGCCTGACCGCCTGACGGACCGTCTCCCGGCCCACATCAGCCACAAGACGCTGTGTGGCCATGTCCGCCTTCACGAACGCGGCCTCCAGCCGGACGTCCAGCGGCTCCAGCTGCACCGGGGTCGCCACGTCGGCGTCTCGGTCCCATACGTCTTTCGTGGCCCACCGCATTGACGCGTCCACCTGCTCGCCCGGCGGGGCGTCCGCCAGCCGGGCCGTGAACCCGTCCGGCACACCGGCGTCTGCGCGCTGCCCGTCGTAGAAGTCCGCGGCCAGAGCCGCCGACACTTCCGCGTACTGGTCCACCACAGCGGCCACTGCCTCGATCCACGGGGGCACCGTCGCCTGCAACCGGCGCGGATTGATCAGCCGCCGCAGCGTTCGCAGATCCCGCAGCAGCAGAGCCGTCAAGCCCTGCTGCGCGGACCGCCAACGGGCCACACCGGGTGAGCTATCCGAGGTCGTCGACGCCACCGTCGGCCTCCGACGGCTCGGTGCTCGCCGTAGACGAGCCAGCCCGGATCTCGGCGAAACGGTCGAGTAGCGCGCTGCCAGCCGCCCGACCGGCGCCACGGCGCCGGTCCGCCGCGATTCGCTGCCGCTGCGGCTCCGTGAACCCAGCCATCTCCAGGGTGACGTCACTGTCCGCCGGGAGGACGCCTGCCTGCACCAGCTTGACCGTGGCATCCACCTGGGCGGCCACCGTCGGTGTCGCCGGATTCCGCCACACTGTTTCGATGCGACGCGTCTTGTCCGGCGGCTCCCCGTCACGGATCCACAGGGCGAGCCGCATGGCCTGCTGCCACCCTGCACCGAACCGGCGGATGCGGCGCTCGGCCTTCTTCACCTGCCGGTTGTCGGCGAACCGGATCGCGTCTGCGGAGGCTGGGTTGTCGCTGCTGTAGCCGAGGACGTGCGGGGCCACCGACATCTGCGACGCCATGATCCGCGCATACAGATCGATGATCTTCGTCTGGCCGGACGGATCATGGGCGGGGAACGTACCTACGTCCGGCACGTTGCCTTCCTCGTCCCGCTCCAGCGCGAGCACCCGACCGATATACGTTTCCCACGCCGACTTGGCGTTGCCCTCTGCATCCTGGAACGCAGACTCGCTTGCACCCAGAATGTAGCGAGCTGGCGCCCCGAAGAACTCGGCCGCGACCTCGATACCCATCAGGCGCCGACAGGCGGCATCCGTGATCGACATGACCTCAGGCGTGATCTCCGACTTGCCGACCCGGTCCGCAGTTCGCTGCCGGTTCGCCAACCTGACCACCGGCACGACACCGAGCTTGTGCTCGTCCCGGTCGACGACCTCCCAGCCTCCCGACTCCGACGGCAAGCACATCACCGTCTGGTCCGGCAGATACAGGACCAGCATCCGCTGCTCAGGGCCCGCCTCAATGTACGAGTCGGCGGCGCACTCGCGGAGCGCCGCGGTGCCCATGCGCATGCGGGCATCCCACATCAGCGTCATGTCCAACGGCGACTCCGCCGTGATCAGCGGCGGGCACTCATCCGTTCCGCAACCACCCGAACCGACCGCCAGATACTCCCGGCCGTACACGAAGGCGTCCAGGTGAGCCAGCGACGACTCGTCGAACAGGTCGTTCGCCTCGGCGATCTCCGTCAACTCCGACGAATCCGAGCCGTCCGCCCACCGGAACGCCTCCAAATCCAGGCGCTCCTCCAGGCTTTCGACACCCACCCGAGGCCAGCCGATCACCGTATGCAGACCCTTGAGCTGCGGCGGAATCGAGATTCCCAGGTCGCGGATCAGCTGCTCGCCGTTGAAATAGGCGTCCCGCAACTGCAGCGCCCACCGGTCCCGCAGCATGTCGGCACGCAGCAGGTTGATCAGCGCCTGCTCCTCGTCAGACAGATACACCAGCGGCAGCTCGGGAATCGACAGGGTCATCGCAGCACCACCACCCTCCCCCGGCCTGGCGACTTCTTCTTGGCGCGCTTCGGCGAGTTGAGGATCATCCGGCGCAGCATCCGCGCCCCGACCATGCACACCGCAAGGTCGATCTTCCGGGCAGATTCACGGTGCTCCTTGCCGATCGTCACACCCCACCGGTTCGTCCGACGACGAGCGTTGATGACGTGTGTGCGGAGCGTCTTGTGCCCGTCATGCGTCAGCGTCCGCTCCAGCACATCGGCGTGCGTGCGCTTCACGGCCTCCGTGAACGTCTCCTGATTCCTCGGGTCACGCATGTCCCAACGCACCGCGTGCGCCTTCGGACCCGACACCACCGACCGCAAAGCCAGCTTCCGACCCCACGTCTGACCCCACAGGTCGATGAAGGCGTCCCAGTACATCTCGCCGTCATCGTCGTCCTGCCCGGAGCCCGGGTCAGCGAAGAACGCCAACACCCGGAACCGGGCGAACGCGTTCTCCACCACACCGTGCACCTCTTCCCGAGGCACCCGATACGGCACGAAGCCCGGCGTGTTCGGGGACGGCCAGTTCGCCGGCCTCTGCCAGACGCCTAGTGCGGTCACGAAGCCGTCCGACATGCGGCAGGCGCACAGACCGGTCGCGTCATCGCTCTTGGAGCCGTCGAAGAACAGCACGATCTCGTCGCCGTCCTCGAGCTGAAGGCCATCACGCTTGCAGGCATCCCACTCATAGCGGGCCATCCACGCATCCTCAGCCGCGACGATCTGGTTGTACCAAAACCGCCGCGACCGAGACGGAGGATTCCGCGGGTCCAGAATCGACTTGATCAGTCGAGGGATGTTCAGCCAGGTCGAGTCGCCGCGGACTGCCAGGAGCACCTTCTCCAGCCACGGCTTCGTCAGCTTGGCTTCAGGCGGCGCCTCCAGCGAGTCGTACAGGATCCCCGTGTCCTCCGCACGGCCGGCCTCCGCCGCCTCGTAGGCGTCACGGGTCTGCTCGGCAACCGAATCCTCGCCGGGCTCGAAGGCGTTGGTAATCGCGAAGGTGCGAGCGGAGCCGTCCGCCGACTTGGTGGCGTTCCGCTCGATCGTCGCCGCCATCTCGTGGCCCTGGTTCGACTCGATCCAGTGGTGCGTCTCGTTGAGGAGCGTGAACGTCGTCCGGCCACCTTCGAGAGCGCGCGGCGACGAGGTCACCGCTTCGATTCGTGCGTCTCCTTTGTGGGCGTAGACGATCTCTTTGCCGACGTCGATGCTGTACTCGGCTCGGGCTTTCGGAGTGAAAAGCGACCCGAATATGATCATCGTGTTGCGGGTCTGGTCCTTTGAGACAGCCGCGACCTGCACCCAGGGCTCTGGATGAGGTTCACCGACCGGCTGCCCCTCGGGCACCCCGCTCTCATCCCTCGGCCCCGCGATACGGCCAGTCCAGCGGGAGGGGCCGACGAACTCGACGGCACACAATGTCGCCCCGAACGGGTCCTTGCCCCAGCCCTTCAGGCGCTGGAGAACCGCATCCCGGTACGCGAACTCGCCCGTCACCGGGTCCAGGGCGAACCACCAAAGGATCAGCCGAACCTGCTCGCTGGTGTACCGCCACCGCATTCCGCGATGCTGCAGGTTCTTGCCCGTCCACAGCAGAACGTGCCAGCCGAGCGTGAAAGCCGGCTTGACGAACAACCCGTCCTCGCCGCGCGTCCATGTGGGCCCGATGACGACGGGGGTGATCTCGTCAGGGACTTCCTCGGCCGCCTGCTCAACCCCCGAAGGCGGAGCGGTAGTCATCGAGCACCGTCACATCGGCATCGGCCTGACTGGAGGGCTTCTTCCGCTCCAGCTCCATACGGGCCCGACGCCGGTCCCCCTCCGTCGTCAACAGCGACGACATCACCGAGTTCAGGGCCGCGACCAGCTGGCCGTTCGGACCACGCTCCGACAGCAGCACCTTCGACATCAGGTCCGCGGCGTAGCGGGCGACAGCCCAGTCCGACGGCTGATAGAACGCCGCCTGCCCCGACTCCCTCAGGCTGAGGTACCAGTCCGAGGCGATGGGATGCCACAACGGGTCCGCGCCCGGCAGGTCCGGTAGGTCCGTCGGTGGCCCCGACGGCGCCTTCGTGATTGAGTCGATCTCTTCCTTTGAGCGATGGCCCATGCGCTCCTCGGAGCGCTTACCGATAGGTCCACGAGCGCCCATGACGACCTCCAGGGTCAGAGCACGCCACCAGGGCGCACAGAGGGCTGGAAACAACGACGCCCGCAGGACGCCGCCGGGGCGTCAGAGCGAAGCGATCAAACCGGCCGCGTCAGGCAGCTCGGCAAGACTGAGGGGCGTACCCGAAACCCGGTCACCCACGATCATGTAGCGGCGGTCGGAGTACACCTCGATCGCGACCTCTCCGCGGCGAACCCGGCGCCCGGCCGGCACCGACCCGCGGAACCACAGATGCAGGCCGGTACCGGACCGGCCGCGCTCCATGTACGTCGGCGGCAACTGGTCGACGATCGCCTGCGCCCACGGCAGCACTCGACCGTTCTCGACCGCGTGGTCCAGGTCGACAACCACGATCCCGTCACTGGCCGTCAGGACGAAGCCGACGCCCTCACCAGCCGACGCCTTCGCCACAGTCGGGAAGTCCGACCAGGACGACGGGTCATCCACCGAGGCGAACCGGCCGTCGACCCGCAACGGCACCTTCCGCCACGAGTACCGAACCCACCGCGGACGCGCCGTCAACTCGGACGGGATACGCGAGGCCTGCTCGCCGGCCACCCGCTCCTGCTCGACCGCGATCCGCGCCCTGCTCGCGCGCTTCCGGCAGGTCGCACCGCAGTACAGGGCATCCGCCCGCGCCATCAACGGCAGCGGGCCGGTGCACTGCTCACACCGGGTGCGGCGGGGGGCGGGGGTCGAGGTCATGACCCCAGTCTAGCCGCCCCGTGTCACGGCTACAGGGCTTCCACCTGCACCGTTACCATGCCGTGACGTGTGCGCGGAGCAGCCTGACGACAGGTCGGCTCGCATCACCGCAGGTCAGCGACCTTGGAAACCCGGGCGGGATGTCAGGTGCTATACGAGGCCGATCTGTCGATCACGACGGGTGGGGGGTACGCCCCCTATGTCCGGTTCGCGCCGCCCGACCCTCTGACCTGGAGTGACGACACCATCGCACCCTATGTCCGTTTCGATCCGATAGGCCTGACTTGCGCGTGTGGCTCAGGCGTGCAGCGTTCGGCTCACATGAGCGATCACCTGTGCTCGCTGCACCATGATCACGGTGACCACGTCGCCGCGCCTCACGCCATGCATGCCTGCCCTGCCCCGGCGGCCAGCCTGGTGGACTGCCCTACGCCTGGCCGGCGAGGCGGGTGAGGAGGGTGACCGCGGCCTCCATGTCCCTGTCGCGCTTGCTGCTGTTGCATCCGAGGTGGGCGCTCTGGACGTTGCTCAGTGCGTGTGCTCCGCCTCGGGACAGAGGGACGATGTGGTCGATGCTCGGGCTCTTGGGGTGCGGCCATGCGATGGCTCGGTCGATGGGCTCGTGGCACAGCTGGCAGGTCCAGCCGTCCCGCACGTGGATGTCGAGCGGTGCGAACACCTCGTCGGTTCGCGCCTGCTGCACGAGTGCTCGCCTGCGTGCGTCGGCTGCTGCAGCCGCTGCTGGATAGAGCAGCCTCCAGTGCCCGATCTCCTGGCGGCGCCGCCGCATGTACACCCGCTGCGCCTCTCCGTGCCGGTGCCTGGTGTACCACTGCCCATGCTCAGCCTTGTACTGCCGGTTCCAATCTCGCATTCGTTCGGCGTTGAAGGCCCGCTTGCATTCGGGCCTGCCGCACTGTTTGCGCTGGGGGTTGACCATGGGCGCGGTGCAGTAAGGGCACGGACGTGCGTTGACTTCCCGCTGTTGCCGAGTCTTTTCTCGGGCGGCGGTCCGCTCTGCTTCGTACCGCCCGTCTGCGCGAGCTCTCTCGTCTTTGACGCGGGCCCGGCATGAGGCGGAGCAGTAGGTGGGTATCGGGCCGGTGCGTCCGACAGTCTTCTCCGCGCCGCAGCGTGCGCAGGTGATGGTGGTGGGGCGTGTAGCGTTGGGCATGCTGGTCCTGTCGTGTCAGGGCTGGCCGTGGCCCCGGGAGTGTTGGTAGCACTCGCCGGGGTTCTATTGTCTCAACGCCCGCTGACAGTCGGCTGGTTCCTCACCGTCGTCGGCCGATGTTGGCCCGACTGCCGGTGTAGCTGCCGGTGTACCTCCGGTGGAGAAGCTGGCAGTAGCCGCGGGCTCGGCCGGCCATGTAGCGGCTGAGGAGCCTGTTGCACCTTGTCCAGTCCCCGGGGGTATTCCAGCGGATGCGTGCGCCGCCCTTGCCCGACGGGCCCCAGTACCGGCGGAAGGTCTCCGCGTTGCCTCGCCGGCCGCGTCCCTTGGATGCCACAGGTCATCACTCCTTCTGCGGCGCGGGCTGGTCTTCGTCTACCCGTTCGATGATGACGCCAAGGCCTGCGGGGAGTGCGTAGTTGGGGCCGTGCTGGTCGGTGAAGATGGCCCAGTCTCCGCTGAAGGTGAGGGCGAGGTCGTCGTCGATGCGGAAGTCGTCGCGGCCTTGGGCTCCGGGGAATTGGATGAGCCAGCGGGGCATGGTGTCACCTCAGCCCTGGGTGCGGTTCCTGTGGCCTCGTCCGTCCGGGCCGCGGGTTGGCGCGCTGCGCGGCGAGGCCTTCGCGGCTGGACTTCTGCAGGTGGCAGGGTTCGCAGACCCCTTGGAGTCGGTCTTCGGCGTGGGCGTCGGTCTTGGCTTCGATGTGGTCGCAGTGGGTGGACGGCCTCACGCCGCACAGCTTGCAGATCGGGTCGCGGTCGAGCACCTTGCGGCGGATCGTCGCCCAGTTCGACGGTAGTCGGCTCTTGCGGTCGCTACCCTGCCAGCCGCCGCTCACGGTCCACTCGCGCGCAGCTCGGAGAAGACCCGCTCGATCTCCTTGAGTGATTCGAGCTCGATGAGATGCCGGGCCAGGTCTCGCAGTGCACGCCCTCGCGTCCAGCCGGTGCCGCATCGGGTGCCGAGCGTGTCGTGTTCAGCGAGGTAGCCGTTCAGGTAGTTCTTCGCCTCGCGCCACTTGCGGGCCTTGATCCGCTCCCACTCGCGATGCAGTGATGCGCGGAGGTGTCGGCGGGCGGCGACCCTATCTGCTTCGTGAACGAAGCGGGACAGGTCGGCGAGGAGCCCGACGGGGTAGATGGTTATGGCGCGTCCTTCTGTCTTGAGGCGCTCCATGACGGATGCGGGAACCACGTCTACTCCTCGGGGCTGCGTTCGGTTGTGCTGCTGGGTGACCAGCCTGCGAAGCCGGCGCGCCTGTCGGTGGGGCTGCCTGCGATGGCAACGTCGTACAACCGGATGGCGGTTTCTTCGGCGCGGCGGAGTGCTTCGTCTGCGCCTGTGATCTCGACGGTGATGTCGCGGATGCCGTCGGACAGCTTCACCGTCACGTCAGGCATCGCGTCTGCCTCGGCACTCGGCGAGGTGCGTGATGCCGTTGGTGTCGGAGGCAGGGCCGCAGCACCACTTGGACGGCCCGTTGAGTGCGCGGAGGGTGGCGCACTGGTCGTGGGCGACGGGCGGGCTGTCGGTGGTCTGGCCGGGGAAGTCGTAGTCGGAGCATTCCCAGCAGATGGTCTGCCCTCTGTGTTCGACGGGCCGGTGCAGGTTGCGGACACGCTCGATAGCCTCGGCCTGCGCGTCGCGCTGCGTGCGGAGTCCGCGTGCGGCGTTGAGGATGTCGTCCCAGTCGCGGATCCCGTCCATGCCGAGGGCGTCGGTGAGGGCGGCCTTCTGTTCCTTGGAGACGCGCTTCCGGATGGCTTCGGCTTCTTCGCTGTGCCTGGCCTGCTGACGGAGTACTTCCATCTCGTCGACCGGGGTCCACGTCGCTTCCGCTTCGCGGAGGTAGGCGCTGGTGTCGTTGGCGGGGATGTCGATGGTGTCTTCGAAGACGAGGACGGCGCGGGCGCCGGTGCGCGCGGCGAGGTAGTCGTCCATCAGGTCGCGTCGGAGGGCTTCGAATCCGTCCCCGTTGGCGGGCACCTGGTCGACGACGAGCACGAAGGGCGGCCGGTCGTCGCCGCTGCCTTCGGGGAGTTCGAGGATCTGCAGGCGGGCCATCAGCCGGTCACCGCCTTGGGTGCGGAACGATGAGTGTGGTACTCGGCGAGCGCGACTCGGCCAGCGGCCCGATCGCTCTCCGGCCAGCGGGCGATTCGCCACCAGACTTCGTGCAGCCATCGGTCGCAGACCGGGATGCTTGTGGCCTTCTTGTCGTCATGGGCCATGGCGCGGGCTCCTGTGGTGGTCAGGGTTTCCAGCGGGGTCCGCGTAGTGCGGCGGGCACCTGGCTGGTGGTGACGGGTGGGGTGGCGAGGATGTCGCCGAGGCCGAGGCGGCGCTCGCTGCGCGGCGGCGGCTTAGGGATCTGCGGCCGGTCGAGGCTGGCGAGGATCTCGGGCGTGATGCCGTGCGCGTGCGCGAGGTCCAGCAGCTCGGGGCAGTCGTTGATGTTGTCGACGAACGGCACGGGATCGTCCCACAGCCACTCGTGCCCGCAGCCTTCGCATGCGGCTTCGAACGAGCTGTTGGCGGCTGTCGGATCGAGCCGGTGCCGGTTGAGGATGCGCCGGTCGGCTTCGCAGCGGAGGCGGACGCCTTCCGTCTGGCTGGGCGAGAACTCGTTCTCTTCGATCAGTCGCTCGACCTCGTCGACTTGCTGGGTGATCCAGGCGTGGAGATCCATGGCGCGGGCTCCGGGTGGTCAGAGGTCGCGGGGCATGTCGATCCACATCTCGCCGTGCACGAACGGGCAGTTCGGCATGGGCGCGGACTCGATCACGTCGGACCATTCTCGGTTGAGTGCAGCATGCGGGTCGCAGTTGTGGATGTGGCCGGGCTGATCGCGGAAGCGGAGTGCGGTCGTGGCCGTCTCCTGGCAGTCGCCCCAGCCGCAGAGGCTCAGATCTTCCTGCATGGTGCCGACTCCAGGTTGTGGGCTAGGAGTGTGAGAGCAGGAAGATCGTCCGCTTGCCGAGGCAGAGGCCGATCTCCCACTGGCTGTTGTCGCGGGCGATGTGGACCGGCGTGAAGTGGATCTGCCACAGCCAGCGGCTGCGCCAGTAGGTGCGGTAGCCGAACGGCTGGACGTGCCCGGTCTTGAGGGCCTTCCAGTGCCACGGCTTCTCCCCGCGCCAAACGGTCTTGATGAGGCGGGTGCTGTCGGCAGTCGTACTCACGTCGCCTCCTGGGTGGCAATGCCGAGCGGTCCGGTGATCTCGTACTGATCGAGCTGCGACAGGGCGTGGCCGAGCAGTCCGCGTAGGAGGGCGCGTTCGCGTGCGCTGTCGGGGATGCCGCCGGGCTGGTCGATGACGCTGTACGTGCGGCCGTCGGACCAGGCGTAGACGAGGGTCGTCGGCTTCTGCTTGAACGCGGTCGCGTACTCGTTGAGGGTGCGCATCAGTTCTTCGCCGTCTATCTGGTGGCAGAGGGAGCAGATGCGGACGGAGGCGCTGGCGTGGGCGGGCTTGTTGTACTCCCATGCGTGCTCGCACGGGTTCGGCATGGCAACAGACTCAGTCACGACGCGGCCTCCGGCCCGGCCTCGGCCTTCTGTGCCCCGAAGAAGGCGTCCATAATGCCGCCCCACTTCTCCATGGCGTTGTCGGCGATCTGTTGGCCGCTGGCCTTCTTCACGTAGCCGCTGATCGCTTCGGCCTGCTGAAGGACTTCGGGCGGGACGGCATGGAGGACGCCTTTCAGGCAGGTGTCCTCACGTCCGTGCAGCTCTTCGTGCTGCTGCATGGCGATGATCAGATTCCATGCCCACAAGGGCAGGTCAGGGACAGGGGAAGCCATGGGCGCGGGCCTTCCGTGGGGTCAGACATTGACGGCCCGCCGCACGCCTTCTTCCAGCGTCACAGTGGGCATGTAGTGGTCGAGCATCCGGCTGGGGTCGCACACTCGGTGGTGGACGCCTTGCGGGGCGTCGTGCCGGTGCTTCAGCGTCGGCTGGTAGCCAGCTGCGGCGCACATGATCCGGGCGAGGTCGTTGAACGAGGTGGCCCTGCCCCAGCCGAGATTCACCGGTCCGGTCACCTCGGCGTCGAGGAGTGCGAGGGTGGCGCCGACGAGGTCGTCGATGTGGATCCAGTCGCGGGTGGAGTCGCCGGACCCCCAGATTTCGAACGGGTCTTGGTGCTCGCGGGCTCGCCGGGTGAACGCCGGGAACGGGTACGCCTCGTCCTGGTCCTCGCCGTACCCGGAGAAAGGGCGGGGGACGAGGATCCGGCAGCCCTCCGCCTCCGCGTACCGGGCGAGCTTCTCCCCGGTCAGCTTCGCCCAGCCATACGTGGCGTCGGGCTGCTCGGGCTGGTCGAGGTCGATGTCCTCTTCGTACAGCTTCCGCACGTCGCCGGGCTGCTGAAGCTCCACCGGGTAGGCGGCGCTGCTGGAGAAGTAGACGGCTCGCGGGGTGCGGGTGCAGACCAGCCACCGCATGTACCAGGAGTCCAGGGCGAGGTTGGTGGCGACGCCGAGCGGGGAGCCGTCGATGCTGGCCCGACCGCCGACGATCGCCGCACAGTGGATGGCGAGATCCATGCGGGTGTCGTCGTGGCGGAAGAAGTCGAGGGCGTCACCGACTTCCACGCCGGGTGTGGGCCGCAGGTCGAGGGCGAACACGTCGTCGCCACGATCGGCCAACGCGCGGTGGAGGTGGCGGCCGACGAAGCCCGACGCGCCAGTCAGGAGGACTCGCATCGGACCCCCACTTGCTTCAACTGGGCAGCCAAGGCAGCCATCTCGGCATTGCCTGTCTCTATCGCACGCGTTTCGACATCCCGCAGTAGGAGGCCGAGCCGGTTCTTGAAGCCGACCATCTCACCAGGCTGCTCAGGGCGAGGGACGCGGACCCACACCTTGCCGTTGCCGTAAACGTCACAGCCTGACGGGTAGTACCAGTAGCCGCCTTGTTCCTGCTCGAATGGCTTGAGTTCTTCCCACGTCAGGGGAGGAGCGTCGCCCATTACGTACCCACGCCTGCCTTGACGGCCCGGTACACGCCCCACGGCAGGCCGCTGTCGACAGGCTCCAGCCCGATCTCGGCGCACGCGTCGGCCTGCTGCTGCCGGGACCAGGTGGTGACGCCGATCCAGCTGTCGGCTTCGGCCGGCTGGTCGGAGACGGGCCAGTCGAGGACGAGGATGCCGCCGATCTTGGTCGCGGCCCGCAGCTTGCCGATGATGTGCAGGCAGTCGCTGTAGCTGTGGTGGATGAGGACGGCGAGGGAGTACACGGCGTCCATGCGGCGGCGGCCGAGGTGTGCGGCGACGCCGTCGGCGTCGGCCTGGACAGCGGTCAGTTCGGGGGCTCGCTTCCACAGCCGGTCGAGCATGCGCTGGGAGGCGTCGACTGCGGTCACCTCGTAGCCCCATTCCGCCATGGGGATGGCGACGCGTCCGTCACCGCATCCGAAGTCCATGACCTTGGCGTTGCCGGGGATGACGGTGGCGAGCATGTCGGCCTGCGCGCGGCCGGCCTCCCAGTACGCCTCTTCGGAGACCTGCCGCAGCGGGTGGATCGCGGTCGGGTCGGCCTGGTCCCATGCCTTGATGACGTCGTCGGCGGTCACGCTGATACCCACTCCCCGTTGCGGACGAATCCGTGTGTCCCGCAGCACGACCACAGAAGGGACGGCTCCATGTGCAGCGGCTGACGCGCCACGAGCGAGTGCTCGGGCGCGGCCTGCGCATTCCACTGCCCTTGCTGGCTGCACCAGTGCCAGAACCAGGGGTTGGGGTCGCCGGGGTCTGCTGTCAGTTCCGGCGGAACCCAGCCGTAGGAGATGTCGGCGGTGAGGTCATGGACTTCGGTCCACCAATCGCACCAGGTCGAGGGGGGCGTTTCGTGGTCACGGACGCCCATCGCTCCCCCTGGATCCGATCAGTCCGCCGAGGTTGAACGTGCCATCGGCCGCGAAGAGGGCTTTGATATCGGCATGCGCCATTCCGTCGAGCGGCAGCCAGCACGAGCACAACGCTGTGGCGCTGCACGTCTCCCCGCATGTCTCGCATGCCCATGGCGGGCAACTTCCGCAGTGCTCGGATGGGTGGATGTCGTTCGGTGTTCCGTCGGGGGCAGGCTTGGTACGACCGCAGCCCTTGCAGGCGAGGATCACGCCGCCTCCTCGATGAGCTTCCGCAGCTTGGCAAGGTCGGCTTCGAGGCCGCCGCCGTCGCGGTACTCGTAGTAGGCGGCCGTGTCGGCGGACACCTGCTGCTCGCTGTTGCACTCCTCGTACACGGCATCGAGTTCGGCCTTCGACGCGGCCGGGTGCAGGTGCTCGATCACCATGTCGTCGAGGTAGGTGATCCGCCCCATGCCGCGCCCCCAGTCGACCCACACCAGGTCGACGCACAGGTGCACCATGCTGGGCGGCGCCATGTAGTTCAGCGTTCGGACGATGTCGGCGGTCATGGCGACGGCAGTGGCCATCTTCTCGCCTTGCAGCAGGTCGTTGCCGTAGACGATGCCGGGCCCGCCCGACAGGCACTCGCGGATGCGGGCATCCCACGGCATCGCGGCGGGGCGGGGACGGTGATCGTCACCCATGAACGCCAGGAACCGGTAGTCCTTGGCCGCCTTCACGGCCTGCTGGTTGAGGGTGCCGACCAGCCGCCGCCGCTTGCCGAACGTGAACCGGATCTGCCCGCCCGACTTGAACTTCGCCGCCTCGCGCTTGTATGCGGACAGCTCGGGGTCGTCAGTGTCGACCGCGAACAGCAGATCGGCCGTCGCGCCGGTCTCGTGCCACGCCCTGACGATCGGCATGACGGCTTGCGGTCGGCCTCGGGTGGGGATGATGACGAGCAGGTCGTCGGCCATGGCGCGGGCACTTCCTAGTAGACGGTGATCGTTCCGGCCCGGTAGACCGGGGTTTCGGCTCCGGCAGCCCAGGTGAGCCACACCCGGTACTCGCCGGGCTCCAGGGTCACGGCGCCGCCGTTAGGGCCGATGAGGATGCGGGCGTGCGGGCTGGCCCACTCCCCCGCCAACCAGTCCCCCTCCACGGGGTTGCCGGTGACCGAGCTGGGCTGGAACGCGAACTGCGGCGGAGCGGCCGGGCTGATCGGGGTGCCGCCCGCCTTGCTGGTGGCGGTGACCCGCACATACTCGGTGCTCGACGCGGCTACCTCCACGGCCGGCTCACCACCCATCCGCTGTGCGGGCGCCCGATGGTGGTGTCGATGTCGTTGCGGTCGGTGCCGCCTGCGGTGGCGGTGGCGTCGGTGTCGACACTGCCCGCCCCGCTGGCGTGGTAGACGGCCTGCGCGGTGACGGCTGCCATGGTGTCGACGATGCCTGCCCCGGTTCCGGTGGCGGTGCGCTTCGCCGTTCCAGTCGCTGCGGTGGTCATGGTGCCGGAGCCGGTACCGGTGACAACCGCGCCGTCCGACAGCGTATTGACGTTGTCGTAAGCAGCGAAGTCTGTGGTCCCGGCGTCGCGGTAGCAGAACAGATCCACCGCGCAGGTGTCGACTGCGGCGGTGATCCAGGCCGGGGTGGCGAGGGTGCGCCGGTTGGTCCACGTCGTCCCGTTGGGGCTGGTGTCCCAGTACACGTTGGTGCCGTCTTCACGCAGCCGCAGCCACAGGTGGTTCGTGGCGTCGTAGGTGATCTCGACGGCGCCAGCGTCGAAGTAGTCCGTGTTCGACTGCATGCGCAGCTTGCTGGTGACCCGGTTGATTTTGAAGCCGATGCCGGTGCCATCCACCGCAGACGTGATCATGAAGTGGACGCCGACATCCGTCCCCGTCGAGGCCGCAGGCAGCACCGGCGTCTTCAGATAGATCGACGCCCCCGCCAGCGTCCACGCCCGACCAGTCTGGTAGCCGGCGTAGGCCCCAGCGACCAGCGGCACACGAGCCTGACCGCCGGTCTCGGTGACACCACCGTAGGAATCGCCCCAGTTCGGGCCGATCACGCCATCGTTGAAATTGTCCTGGAGGGTGGTGAGGAGCGGCATCAGGGCCTCCTCACGACGCAGAGAACGTCCACGCGCCTGCGGCGACCTTGAACTCGTCCCCCGCGGCAACGGTCTTGGACGCGTCGAACGGGCCATAGCACCAGCGGACCGGCGTGCCGGCCGAGTCCCAGATCTCCCAGCCGACCACAGTGCAGGCGGGCATGCCGGTGAAGACGAGGTCTGCAGAGTTGGAGACGGCTCCGTTGACTGCGGCGGCGACGGAGATGTTCTTGCGGGCGTAGGAGCCGCCGGTGACCTCGGTGCCCGCGGCGGCATCACTGCCTGCCGCGGTGACGAGGGCCATCTTCAGCGGCAGCGTCGGGGCGGTCGTGGAGGAGCCGAAGAGCCAGTCGACGGTGCGGTTCTCGGCCGTGTTGCTCAAGTTGTCTGCGATGGCGACTGCCCTCCTCGGGCTGGAAGGTCAGCTGATGGTGAGGGAGCCTGCGAGCCGGACGAGGTTTTCGGCGCCGGGCGGATCGAAGGTGATCCACACCCGGTAGGTGCTGCGTGTGAGGGTGACCGCACCACCGTCGGGACCGACGAGGAGCCGGGCCACCCCGTCCGCCCACTCCGCGGTCATCCATTCGTCGGCGCTCGGGTTGTCGCCGTGCGCCACCACGGCGATCTTCACCGGCGACCCGGAGAGGTCCGTGCCCGCCGGTGCGGTGACGGGGACGTGCACGTACTCAGTCGACGAGGCGGGGATCACCACGGGGCACCCACCTCCCAACTGCTCGACTGCGGCGGCCGGGACGCCCACAGGGAGGCTTGCGGCGGCCCGGCGGCCCACGGACTGTAGGGGGCGCCGACGATGACCTCGATGTCGTCACTGCTACCCGACGTCGTACCGGACGCCGACAGGACCGCGGCGGCTGCGAGGCCGGCGCTGCTGGCACCTGCTGCCGCTCCGGCCGCGGTGAGCGTCACCGTGGCTTGCAGGACGGCCAGGCCCGTGGTCGTGCGCCGGCCTGCCGCGGCGATGACGCCGGCTGCGGAGAGTGCTGCGGCGCCGGTGACGGGCGGCGAGCCGACCAGTCCGTCGGCCGTGAGTGCCGCGCTGCTGGCGAGTCCTGCCGCGGTTGTGGTGGCGCGTAGTCCTGCGGCCTTGAGGTCGGCGGTTGCCGCGAGCTGGCCTTGTCCGGGGTGGCCGACCAGGCCGCTGGACACAAGGTCGACGGCAGCGGTGGCGCCTGCTCCGGCCGCGGTGGTCCGCTTCCCTGCGCCCGCTAGTTCGGCTGCGGCTTCGAGGCTTGCGTCGCCGGAGACGGTGGCGTGCCCGTCGGCGTCCAGGCTGGCGGTCGCGGCGAGTTCGGCCGTCTGGGAGAGGCCTCGCATGCCGGCTGCTGTCAGCCCAGCGGTCGCAGCCGCGGCAGCTGTGCTGCTGGTCCGTCGCACGCCGCCAGCCGCGAGATTGGCGGAGCTTGCGAGCCCTGCCCCGCCCGTTCTTCCGCGCATGCCTGCCGCGGAGAGTCCGGCGGTGCCAGCGAGCGTGGCGTCGCCGGTCACGCCGCCGGTGCTGGCGGGTGGGAGGGCGACGAGTCCGGCGGCCCAGGCGGTGGTGGGGCTGGCGGTGGCGCCGGAGGCGTCTTGGCTGCCGCTGGCGACGGTGATGCGGTAGGCGGATGCCCACGGCGAAACGTCGGCGACTTCGGTGAATCCGGTGGGCGGCTGGTGGGTGACGCCGGAGGTGTCGATGGTGTTGACGTGCCAGGCCAGCGCGCTGTCCACGTTGGATGTGACGGTGAGGGTGCCGATGGCGGTGCCACTGCCAGTCGCCGACTGGAAGGGCACGGTGGCGAGATCGGCGGTGGGGTCTACGCCGGAGAACCAGACGGCGGCGAGGGTGGACCAACGGCCACTGGTCCACGAGTACGCGAACGATGTTTCGGCTGCGATCCGGTGCAGGTAGCACTGGGTTTGCATGCTGGCCGTCGTGATCGTGCCGCGGAGAACAGCTCCGGCTGGCGGGGTAACGGCAGGGAAGCTGCCGGACTCGTGCCAGCGGACGAGCCAGAACACGCCGACCGCACCCGCGGTGACTCCGGCGGGTTTGGTGACGGTGCGGACTGTGGCGAGGGCGTCGGCGCCGGTGTTGGCCTGGGCGAGGTACGTCGTCACAGCCGACGCCTCCAGGCGGTCAGGAGGACTGCGGGCTGAGGCTCGCGCCCAGACTGGTGAGCGTGAACTGGTCGGCTGCCGCCCAGGCTTTGGATGCGGTGAGGGCGACGGAGAACAGGAAGGTGCCGCCGGTGGCCGCGGTCCACACGGAGATGTGGGTGAGGGTTTCGCTGGTGCCGCCGTTGGTCCAGGCGGCGGGCGCGCCACTGAGGGCGAGAGCGGACCCGGAGGCTGAGGCGGCGAACGTGAAGCTGTTCCGGGTGGTGGAGCCGGCGCTGATGCTGGCGGTGCCTGCGGCGCCGGGGTCCCCGGTGTGGAGTTGGGCGAACGTTCCGGCGACTGCCGGGTAGGCGGTGCCTGCGCTGCGAAGGGTGTTGAGCCAGCCGGAGACGAGGCTGGGGGCGAGTCCTGCGGTCACTGCTCCTCCTCGGTCTCAGACGGTTCCGTGTCGGGTGCGGGGGTGACTTCGCCGGAGGCTTCGAGCCGGATCAGGTATTCGTCGGGCACGGCAGCCTCCAGAGGGTTGGGGTGTCCCGCCGCCTGGACGGGGGTGTCGGGCGGCGGGACGTGGGGCGGTGACCGTGCCGCCCGTCTGCGGGTTGTTGTCCGCCCGGCCACCCCACAGAGGCCGGGCGGACATGGGGGCCGAGCGCTGGGGGCGCTGCAAGGCCCGACCCTGCGGGAGCCGTCACGCAGGGAGATCAGGCGGCGTGGGCGTGGGGGCCGCGACTGTTGGCGGCGGGGTCGGCAGGCCGGTGTTTGGCTCCGCCTTCTGCTGCTGCCCGGATGGTGGGGAGGTGGAAGTACTGGCCTGCTTCGCCATCGAGGATGGGTTCGATCTTTCCTCGGGTGACCCAGACGCGGATGGTGCCGGGCTTCACCTCGGCGACCTTGGCGGCCTCCCAGAGGTCACCGATGTCGTCGTTGCCGTCGACCTGCGCAAAGTGGATCTCGTCCAGTGGCGGGTTGGGGTAGGCGACCACAGCACCTCCCCCGGATACGAGAAGGCCCCCGCCGGGGTGTTCACGGCGGGGGCTCCAGAAGCGTGTGGTGACTCGTGTTCCACGATCAAGGATCACGATTACAGATACTCGCACTTTCAGTCAAGTACTCGTAGTTTCCGTCTACGGTTCTACTTGCTTCACGGCGCTCACGGCGCCCATTCCTCGCCCTTGTGGTCGGGGTGCTCGACGAACGGTTGGGCGAGGCGGCACAGGGTCTCTTCTGCTGCACTGAGTCCGGCGTAGTGGTCGACTTCGGTGTCCCCTTCGGCCGCGACGAGTGTCCGGTCCATGAGGTCGACGATGGCGAGCTTGGCGTCGAGGTCGGCGATGACGGCGGTCGGGTTGTGGGCGGCGATGTGGTCGACGGTGGCTCGCAGTTGCCGCCCGCTGAGTGCGAACCCTTCGGCGACGGTGATGCCGTCGACGGCGATCACCTCGTCGTGTTCGTCGTTGGCCTGCCATGGTCCGGGGCTGGCCGCGAGGGCGAGCGCCCGCTGTTCGGCGTACCGGGCGCGGAGGAAGTCGGCGATGTCGCTCACGACGTCTCCTGGGTGGCTGCGATGGCGCGGAATTCGAGGGTGTCGGCTTCGATGTCGATGGCGGTCCCGGCGGTGTGAAGGTCGCAGTCGGGGTCGTCGGCGAGGTTCCGGCAGGAATCGGCGATGGCCCGCAGGAGGACGAGGACGGCTTCGCACGGCAGGTACGGCTGCCCGTCGTTCGCGGTCACGATCGGCAGACTGTCCGCCGCGTGCGGAAGCGGAGCAGTCACTTGGCGCCCATGAGCCGCCGCCACCAGGGCCGCCTTGGGGCGTGGGCTACCGGTTCGCCGAGTAGATGGCTGGCAGCAGGCCACTGCGGGTAGCCACGATGCTCGCAGGGGTAGAAGGAGACGACCCATACGCTTTGGACTTCGTCGAACTCCCACACAGCATCGTCTGGCGCTGGGTAGGAGTGCAGGGGGCAGGTGCTTACGAGGGGCCTGCCTTGCGCCTGCGCGAGTTCGAGATTACGGGTCTTCTCGACACCCATCGGGAAGGTAGGCGGGCAACCGTATGGGCGGCGCGAAACACGTCTGGGCGTCATGCGGCCACCTCTTCCTGCTGCTCCTGCTGTTCGGTCACGGCGTCTTGTGCGGCGCGGAGTTCCCGCCATTCCCCCAGCGTCTCCCACCGTGTCCCGCAGCTGGGGCAGCGGACGCGGTGGCTGGCGGCGGTCGCAGTCAACGGCGTCCCGCACGGCTGGTCGTCGACGCGCACCGGGCACAGGCCGATCTTGACCCGGCCGGGACGCCGGTCACCGTCAACGATCGCCTTGCACTCCGCGTGCAGACGGCGCAGGTCGTCGATGTCCTGCCCGACCTCCTCGTAGCTGGAGCACGCCCACAGGAGGTTGTTGGCCAGGAAGCCGATCAGGTGCGGCACTGCCTGCGCGGGGCTGCCGCGCCACGGGGCGACGGTCCAGCCGAGCGCGGCCCGCCACGCATCCTCAATCGCCGACAACCGCGCGGCGACACCGCCGGGCCCAACCAGGGCAAGGACTTCCAGCCGGGGCGGGATCGGCGGCGTCTTGCTGCCGGTGCCACCGGATCCGCCGGGCCGGCGCGCGCCCCGCATCAGCATCGCCGTGGTGTCGAGCTGGCGGAACAGGGCGGGCAGATCGGCTATCCGCTGACTCGTCGCGTCCTCACAGGGGCGGCAGGCCCAGCGGCCGGTCTCGTTGGCCCAAAGCTGACGCCCACAGTTCGGGGCGGCACAGACGGGCCAGTCGTAACCGTCGAGGTCGGTGGTGGGGTTGTCGTGCACGGCAGGCTCCTCATGGCGCGGGAAGCAGGGTGACGCTTGAGCCAATGGTGCACTACGGGGTTGACACTCGACGCCAATGGCACAGTCGACGCGAGCATGCGTAGGCCCGGCTGCCTTGCGGGGCAGCCGGGCCTGGGCGTTTGCGGTGCTCAGCCCTGCGGCTCCTCGTCGTCTTCCTCGGCGAGCTGCGCGGCCAGGGCATTGAACGCCGTGACGTACTGGTTGGCCGCTTTCAGGTACGCCGGCTCAGGCTTGACCGTGTACGTCTGGGCGGCCCCATTGCCGAAGGTCACGTTGATGACCGCGGCGCCCTTGTTCTTCCGACCAGTCGCCGCGGCGGTCACGCCTGCGGTGGCGACGCCTGCGATGAGCCGGGTAGCCGTCCAGGCTCTGTGGGCTCCGGCGTTGATGAACTCGGCGGACCCGCCTTTGATCGGCCCAAGCTGGGTGACACCCATCTTGGAAGAAGGCCACATCTTCAGCATGGCCGCGGTGTTCATGGTCTGCTCGGCCGGGTGGACGCGGCGCCACTCTTTGAGGGCTTCCTTTTCGCTGGCCCGCTGCGCTGCCGCTTCGTCTCGCTGCTGCTTCTTCTCGGCTTTGCGCGCAGCCTTCTCTTCGGCCTTCTCGGGGTCTCGATTGAACAGCATGGTGCCCCCCTGTTGGCGTGTGGGATGGGCATCATCCTCCTAGTGAAGACAGTGTGACCACGGTGTAGCCAAAGCGTGATGGATCACTGCATGCGTGAGGGCCCGCACCGGTCTGGTGCGGGCCCTCGGTGGGGCGGTCACTTCTCGGCGGCGCGGTCGGTCTTCTGCTGCTCCTGCCAGTCGATGCGGAGGTTGCGCAGCTCGTCGCAGATGCCGTCGTACAGTGCTCGCGCCCTGTTGTATGCGGCCTTTGCGTCGGCGGCGTCTGCCTCCAGGCGGCGCCGCTTCTCCTCGTACTCCTCGCGGGTCATGGCCGATCTCCTCACGTCTCGTCTGCGTGCGTGATGCCGATGGCGGCGATGTCGCCCCGGCTGAGCTGGTAGGTGCATCCGTCGGCCTCGGCGGTGATCCCGCCGGGGCCCGCTTCGGTGATCTCGTAGATGCGGGCTCGGTCTTTGCGGGTGGCGGCGCGCGGGAACCGCACCCGGTCCCCCGCCTCGTACCGCTGGCCGCCGATCTCGAACACGGGCTCAGCGTCCCCGCCCCCGGCATGGTCGGTCCAGTACCGGCGGTCGGCGGCTGCCGCTTCCGCCGGGGACTCCTCCCACCAGTCAGCAGCCGTCACGGCAGTCACGACGGCCGCTCCTGGTCTCGGTGGCGGGCTTGCCGCTGGGTGCACCTGTGGTCGGGCAGAGTGACGAGGGTCGTGGTGTGCATGAGGTAGCCGCAGTCGTCGCAGCGGACGAATCCGGTGAGCTGCCATAGCTCGTCAGGGCCCATGCCAGTCGGTTCCAGTTCCACGAAGGCGGCTCGGTTCTTGGGGGTCATCGCCCCTCCTTGGCGGGCTGCTCGGCGTTCTTCCGGTCGGCGATCTTCTGGGCGGCCCGACGGGTGAAGGACGGGTGACGGCTGACCCCGGTGGCCGTGTCGAAGACGTAGTAGGCGCCGGGCCCGTGCTTCTCCACGACGAAACGCGGCTGGGCGGGAATGCTCATCGCTCCTCCTGCTGGTCGTCGCCGAGGGCGATGGCGTGGACGCGGCGGACGGTGAACGGCTCGCCCGAGGTGATGCCGTCGCGTTCCATCTCGTCGCACAGGTCCATCACCCTGCTGAGGCGCTTGCTGGTCTCGCTTTCCCGCTCGAAGCGGTCAAGGATCGCTTCCGCGTCCGCGTGGGTGTTGGTGGCGCACAGCATGTTCAGCAGGTACTCGCGGGAGGCCATCTGCCGCCGGGCCTGCAGCCTGGCACGGAAGCGGGCCTTCACGGCTTCCCTCTCGTCGGGGGTCATCGGGTCTCCTTTGTGATGAGGGTTGGGATGTCGGCCCACCGCACGGCGAGCCCAGGATTGTGCGCGGCCAGCGTCTTGTTGGCGGTCCGAAGCCGGGCTTCGAGGAGCTGCCGGGCTTCCGTGTACTGCGGGCCGCGGCAGGCGGCATACAGGCGGGCCGCCTCCGCAGCATCCGCCACCGCCGCCCGCACCCGGGGTGGGAGATGACGGCCGGCCAGCAGGGCCACCGCATCCGGCACCGGGATGTCGACCTGCACCCTTGTGATCACGGCAACCCCCTCCAGGCTGTCTACTTTCTAGACACCAGCATGACAGCGGGCGGTGCCGCCGTCTACGACTTAGACAGAAGTCGTCTAGGAAACAGACAGCAGCCGTGAGACCATCCACCCCATGACCGATTGGGAGAAGCAGCTCGGCAAGCGGGCAGCAGCAGTTGAGCGCGCCAAAGCCGCACTCAACGCCGACATCGCAGCCGCACGCCTCGACGGTCACTCATTCCGCGAAATCGGCGGCTGGGCAGACGTCAACCACGAACGCGCCCGCACCATCTGCATCCGCATCAACGGCGACTCCCGCACACGCGAAGAGCAGAGCCCAGCAGCAACCGAGGAACCCCAGTGACCGCCATCTACCTCCCCGACTCCGGCTCCCTCCCGCCGTGGGTGGGCATCGCGGTCGCCGTGGTGCTGGTGCCGCTGCTCGCCTACCGGGCGTACCGGCTGTGGCGGGCGTGGCGGCGACGCCGGTAGTCGGCTTCCCCAGTTCCTGCCCCGCCCACCATCCGGGCGGGGCAGACTGCTGTCATGGCGATCCGGGTGAGCGTCCAGGCGGCGACGGAGGACGAGTGCGTCGAGGGCCTCGCCCAACTGGTCGATGCCGGGTTCCAGCCGGTGATGATGCCCCGCTATATGACGGACGGCCGGTGGATGGCGCGCGCGGTGCCCACGGCGAAGGCCCCGGCCGTGGACGGTCGGGGCCCTGCCGTCGCTGGCTGATCAGGCGACCATGTCCCGGTATTCGTCGGCCATGTCGCCGACACCCGACAGGCACAGGGCTGCACGCTGCAGCAGTACGCCGCGCCGCTGGGACGGCTCGTCGGCAGCCTCGGCGATGAGCCGGGCCGCGGCTTTCAGGTCGTGGTGGCCGACGATCCCCGCCACCTGAAGATGGTCGGCGACTGCGCCGAGCTGCGCGATGAACGCACCCACGTCTGTGGCCGGGGTGGGTTCGTGGGCGAGGTAGGCGACGGCGACAGCATGCTGCCGGATGAGACCGTCGACGGTGATCGTGGCGGGCATCGGCGTCACCGGCCTGCGTTGTCGATGAGCCACTGCCCGTACCGGCGGTCGGCGTCGGCGTGAATGGACCGCAGGTTGCAGCCGGCGGCTTTGGCCTGGTCGAGGGCGGGCACGACCTGCCGGTGGACGGGGTCGGCGGCGCGTCCGGCGCGGTCGGCTTTCTGTGAGGCGATGAGGACGCGGATCGCGTTCTCGCGGGCCTGGTCGGCGTTCGGCATGCGGGTCTCCTACTGATTGCGGGTGTGGGCGTGGTGGGTGGCGCGGTCGAAGGCTGCGAGGACGGGGCCGGCACTGGTCTGCTGCCGGTTCCACGACGGGATCGTCTCGGCGTCGGCAAAGCGTTCCTGGATGGCGTCGAGGAGGGCGACGCATGCGTCGTGGGCGAGGTCCCGGTCGCCGCGGGCTTCGAGCCGGATCGCCCGGATCGGGCAGACGGCGCCGGCCTCGTCGAAGGCGGCGTCGCGGCACCAGCCGTCGGTTTCGATCCGGGTGCGGGCCCGGTGGAGCAGGTCGGCGAGCGGCGTCCGGTACGGGCTGGGCGCGGTGGTCGGCGGGTGCGGCAGGGTCTCGGCGATGTGCGGTACCGGGTCGGCGCCGGGCAGGTGCGCCGTGTTCACCTCGAACGCGACCGCGGCCTGGTCCAGGCGGATCGTCATGGCAGCGTCGACGAGTGCGAGTCGGGCGTCCAGGTCGAGGACGGGCGGCGCGGGAGTGATCGTCGCCGTGCTCATCGGCGGGCCTTGCCGTTGTCGCACTTCTCGGGGCAGGGCACCCGGCGCTGCACACCGCCGAACGCGGTGAACAAGACGCCGTTTCCGCGGCAGCACCAGCACAGGCTGCGGGCCTGGACTTGCTCGGGCGAGAGGCTGCCGTTCTGCGCCTCCCAGTCCTGGTCGGTCATGGATTGGGGCATGATGAGGGTCTCCTCGTCGATCTTCGGGTGGGCGTGGGGACCGGGGCGCCCCTGTGGCTGCCAGGCTGTGAAGGGGCGCCCCGGGCGGAGCTACTTCGGCTGAGTGGCCGCTGTGTAGATCTCGGTGTGGGTGAATCCGGCGGCGATGGCCGCGCGCAGGGTCAGCATCGCGGTCACTCCCCCGATCCGAAGCGGACGCGCACGTCGGCCTGGCCCAGCTCGACGATCTCGTCGCCCGTTGCCTGCCCTGCGTCGTAGCGCCTTGTGACGTCGGCCGTGATGCGGTCTGCCGCCGCCCTGTCGCCGCGCCGCTTGGCGTCGACCAGGTCACGGACGGACTGGTGGGTGTACTGCACGGTGATCTCCTTCGGGTGGGTGGGTCAGACGCGCCAGATGCCGGGGCGCCGTCGGGTCTTCGGGTTCGACGTCTGTCGGGCCTGCTTCTCCAGGCCACGCAGTTCGTCCTCGTCCAAGATCCCCTCGTAGTCGTCGTTGCCGAGCGGGCCGGCGACCTGAGGGGCGCGGTCGCCGAGGTAGCGGGCGCCGCGGGGCGGCTCGGTGTAGACGGTGCCGCAGTTGCTCAGCAGCGTCGTCGGCGAGTAGTGGCCGGTGGTCCAGTTGGCGCTGCCCCACGAGCGGCCCGTGAAGGTGTGCTTGTTGTAGACGCGCTCGCTTCCGAGGCCCCAGTCGCGGCCTTCGGCGACCGTGTACACGGTGGTGCCCTTGCCGCGGCGGTCCAGGTAGCGGGTGAGGTCCCGGGCGCCCTTCTTCGTGGGCTCGAACTTCTCAGACATGCGGTGATCTCCGTTTCTGGTTTGTGATGGTTTGTTCTTGCTGATCGGGACTGCTCGCCCCGGAGAGGTGCAGGTCGGCGACCGCGCAGGGCCTGATCGGGTGCCGCTCGGAGCGAGCCCTGAGCGTTGACGGAGCGAGAGCGGGAGCGGTCGCTGACCTGCGGTGTTGCGGTGTGAGCACGGCTGATCTGCGACCGATCAGCCGTGCATACCTCACATATTGGTCACAGCAGGTGGCGGAGTCGATCACGCTTGAAGCCGCGCGGATTCTTCTCCTCACCGATCGGCCCGAGCGTTATGGGCGACCCGGCGCCCGCCTGCTTCATCAGCGCCTTGAACTCGTCGACACCCAGCTCGCCGTAGGTCTCCGGGTCGAACTCGTGCAGGGCGGCCAGCAGCGGCTCGGTCTTCATCCGGTCCACGCCAGCCTTCTCCATGACAGCGACCGAGTCCTCGACCGCGGCCCGCGCCGGACCGTCCGTCAGCTCCGATCCGGCGGGCGGTTCGGCATCGCACAGGCGCAGCAGCTGCTCCCACGTGAGGAGTGACACCGGGGCCGGCTTCTTAAGGTCGCCCTGCTTGTCGTACTCCGCCTCGGCGTACTCGGGCAGGTCGACGCCGCGCATGCCGTCGAGGCTGTCCTGGTCGGGGTCGAGGAGTCCGGCGTCGGCGCGCTCCGCGGCTAGCTTCCGCAGCACGTCGGAGGGTGCTTCGTGGATGGCGTACTCGATCGGCTCGTCGGCCATGCCGGGCACGCCCTGGATGAAGAGATGGCCAGCATCCTTGGCGTCGGTATCGGTGGCGGGGCTGAGCTTGTGCGGCAGGTAGCCCTCGCGGACGGAGTCGTCGCCGAACACGGCGCGAGTGTCGCCGACCTTGCAGGGGCCGACGGCCTTGAGGGCCATCATCTGGGCGATGTTCTCGCCGAGGTAGCGGGTCGTGCCGCCCTGGGAGGCGTACTGCACCTCAATCAGCTCCTTGCGGCCGACGAGGAGCAGGTCGAAGGCGAGGAGCTTGGCCAGGTCGGACAGCTTCGGAAACTCGTCAATGAAGATCGTGACGGCAGGGTGGGATGCGGACGGCTTCCACTTCTTGCCCATGCCGAGCTTCGCCCGCAGCCGCGCCCTGGCCTTCGACATGACCAGGAAGAACAGGAGGACGGCTTCGATCTGCTCGTTGGAGCGGGCAGTGATCCGGACGGCGTCGCCGAGGTCTTCGAGGCCGTCACCGTGCGGGTCGCAGTCGATGGTGATGTTGTCGTAGCAGGCGGTGACTCCTTCGGCGAGTGCCTGGAGGATGCCGGTCTTGCCGCCACCGGAGGCGGCAACCCACAGGCCCATGACACCGGCCAGGGACAGTTCGAGCGGGTCGCCGCCGACGCTGGTGCCGATCCTGAACCGGCCGGTGATCGACAGGGACTTGGGTGCCCGGTACGGCAGGCCGGGTGCGGTGGCGAACGGGTCGCCGTCGACGAGGCGGAGGATGGCGCAGGCGCGGCGGGCACGGAGCGGCTGCGGCCGGACCCCGTTGGTGGGCAGGTCAAACCGGGTCTCCAGTGCCCCCGACTTGGCGATGATCGCTTCGGGGGTGCTTTCGCCGACGCGGACGACGCACTGCCACCCCCACGGCTGCCGCTGCACGTCCGCCACCTCGACGATCGGCACGTTCTCGGCGCGGGCGGCGAGGAGCACGCATTCAGCGAGCTGCTGCGGCGTGGACACGGTCCTGAGCGGGAACGGCTTGGCGCCTTCGGCGAGCTGCTCGACGTTCATGACGACGTGCGATCCGACGCTCATCGCTCCCCCGGCCTGCGTCGGGTCCGCCAGGAACGTGGCGGGCAGGGCCGGGGTCTGCAGGAAAGGGGCACCCGCCTCCGTGCTGTCCTCAACGTGCGGGCGGGAAAGGAACCACCAGCCGAAGCCACCGGCCGGGATCGACAGCAGCAGGAGGGCTGGTTCGACTGCGATGCCGTGCAGGTAGCCGTAGCCGCCAGCGAGGACGGCGGCGACCCGGGTTGCCTTCTTCGTCCAGCGGGCCCGGTCCAGTTCCTTGTTGGTGGGCGGCATCACCGCGACCGCGGGGCCTTCGGCGGCTCGTGTCTCGACGCGGGCCTGCAGCGCGGCCAGCTCGCCCTTGATCCGCTCGACCTGGGGGCTGGTCTCCTCTCCGCGACGGGCGGCGTCTATGCGCGCTTGGGCGAGTCGGCTGTTGACGCGGCCGACCTGGCGCAGGAGTTCGTCGTCCTGTCGCTGGGCCTGGCGGCGCTTGTTGTCGACGACCTGCTCGGCGAGCTTCTGGTCGTCGATGTCAGCGGTGGCGAACCAGGCGGCGAGGCGCTGCCGAACGTTCTGCTTCTGCTCGCCGTAGGCGGCCTTGGCCTGCAGCTTCACGGTGTCGATCCGCTGCTTGCGCGGGATGGTGGGCGGGTCGGTGGGCATGGGCGGGATCTGCTGCTCGACGGGTTCGGTCTCGGTGGCCACAGGCCGTGTCCTTCCAGAGTCGGGGGGCGGGGCCCGTGCGGGCCCCGCAGGAGGGGTGTGGCCTAGAAGCCGGACCAGACGTTGCCGAGGCCGACGCCGACGGATCCGCCGAGCTGCTGCACGAGCGGGCCGACGAACGTGGGGGCGAGGTACACGCCGAGGGCGATGCACGCGGCGGCCTGGATGAACTTCATCGAGCCCCGCTTGAGCATGACGATCACGCCGATCAGAAGGCCTACGCCGACAGCCACCGTGACGCCGATCGTGCCGCCGGATGCCTGGGTCTGGATGTTCTGCGGATAGCCGGCCGGGACCTGCTGCGGGTTCTGCAGCTGGGCGCCCGTGCCGGAGTTGTCGGGGGTGAGTCCGTTGGTGATTCCGTCGAGGCCACCCGGCTGGGTGTCGGTCTTGAATCCGGCGACGACGGCGATGTGCTTGTCGGTGGCGTGGTGGCCGTAGCCGCCCATGCCAGTGATCCGGATCGTGCGCCCGTCGGGCATCGTGACGGGGGCGGTGACGGCCCGCTCGACGACGTGCTCGGAGACGGCAGCGGAAGCCGGCGAGGGGGCAGCCAGGGTGATGGTGGCGGCACCGCCGAGGACGGCAACCGCGGCACTGCCCGACACGGCGATACGACGAAGGGTGACGTTCATTTCGATCTTCTCCAGGAGGTGGGTTAGTTGGCGTTCGGGCGAGTGCTCTTGGCGGTCTTCGGAAGGATCCGGCGCTCCTGGCTGGCCAGCAGCCGGGCGATCGGGTGGTACTTGGGTGTATCGCCCTTGGTGCGTCGGTAGGAGCTGGGCGGTCGGTGCGAAGTGGGCTTGAAGGCGCCCACGGAAGGGCTCATCTGGAGTACGCCCGCCTCCAGGCAGACCAGCTCCCAGACGGCGTCCGGGCTCATGAGTCGAGCGCTCACGGTCTCGGTCCACCCTTCGGGCATGAGGTCATGCGTGAGGTGTGCGGGGATGTTGAAGCGGTGTCGGAGTTGCAGCAGGACGTTCTGCTCAACGGTCTCGGCGAGAGGCTTGGAGACGAGGTGGAGCTCCTTGTACGGAACCCATCCCTGACGGCGCCAGAGGTCTCGCATTCGGCGTGATCCGTAAGTCGTGACGCCCACCTTCACCGAGCCGAACTCGGGGTGCGTCAGGACGTAGGTGACGCCTATCTTCGATGCGTTCATTTCGTCTCCATGGACGAGCTGCTCTTTGCGGTCAGCGACATCTGCTTTCGGGCCCCGCTGCTGTACCTCTGCGAGTCGTTCGGGCGTCGCACTCCGCGCACCTTCGGGCCCCCTGCGTGACCGCGACGAGGGCGAGGGGGCACTTGTTGATCGACCTGCGACGACGTGGTCTTGCTGAGGGTGTTCACTGGGCGCTTCTGGCGGGCCGCTTCGACCCTCGTCTCGGCCGCGTTGCGGGCCCGGATCGTCTCCGCGTCCTCGCCGGGGTCGGCGCCGCGGATGTCCTTGTGCGCGCGCCGCCACACAGCCTCGGTCACGGTCGTTTCACCGAGCGCTGCGGCCAGCTTCCGGGCGTGCTTCCACACGTCCTCGAACTCCGCCTGGCGCATCTCCGCGAGCTGCTTCGCGGCCTCCGCCGCGGCCTCGTCGGCGGCCTTCTTCTCGGCGGCCCGACGCTTCTCCTCCGCGGCCTTCTCGGCGGCGATCCGCTTGGCTTCCTTCTCCGCCGCCTTCCGCTCCCCGCGGGTGGGGACGCCGTCGCGCTTGCGGATTCGGCCGTGCTCGTGGAGGTCCCACATGCCGGGCCCGGCGACGGAGGCGAGGGCGGTGCCGAACGCGGTGGCGGCGTCGAACGCGCCGAGCCCGTGGACGGCGTTGATGGTGGCGGCGGTGAGGGCGCCGGCCCAGGCGACGAGCCGGTAGTGCCACTGCGGACGCCCGTCGGTGACGGCGGCTGCGGCACCGACGAGAGCGACGAGAGCGATGACCTCGATGAAGATCGGGGCGACGAGCAGGTACTTGGCGTTCGGGTCCCAGAACGCGGCCATCTGCACGGGCAGCGCGACGGTGGCGCACAGGGCGTAGAAGCCGAGGGCGACGCGGCGCCACCGCTTGCTGGACTTCTCGACGACCTTGGCCTTCTCGGTCTCTGTCTGCTGCTGCTCGGCGTCCTCGCGGGCGGCGCGCTCCCGGGCCCGGTCGGCTTCGTCGCGGCGCCTGTTGTGCTCGGCGATCCGCGCCTCGGACGCGGCCTCGTCCTCGCGCGCTTTGCGCTCGGCCCGGTCGTTGGCGAGGCGTACCTTGCGGGCGTCCTCCTCGGCCTCCACGCGGATGGCGTCGGCTTCGGCCTCGGCCTTGATCCGCCGCTCGTCCTTGGCGGCCTCAGCAGCGACACGCCGTTCCTCGGCCTCGGCCCATGCCCTGGCGCGGGCCACCTCGACGTCGGCCGCTGTGGGCTCGGCCTTGGCCGGCTCGGGCTCGGGGCTGCGCTGTTCCTCGACGGGCTCGGTCTCGGCGGCGACGGGCTGCCAGTCCCCCAGTACTTGCAGGGCCGGCGGCCGTGCGTGGCCGTTCACCTTCGGCGGGCTGGCAGTCATGACGGTCGAAGTCCTTTCGATCAGCGGTGGTTGCGGCGGCGGGTGGAGCGGTAGCCGAACGGGCCGGGCAGGTCGTAGCTGGTGGTGGTCTGGCCGGTGCTGGACCAGGTGCGCTTGGGCCCGCCCTTGGGTCCGACGGTGATGGACCAGGACTGGCGGTTGATGGTGATGCGGACGCCGGGCAGGATCCGGAAGCTCTTGCGGAACGTGACCGGCATCAGGCCTCCACGTCGATGAAGCGGAACGCCTCGAAGGCGTGCGCTTGCGGGTCGGTGGTGGCGTTGACGATGCGGTTCGCCTCGTCGACGTCGCCGCGGTTGACGGCTTCGGCGGCACGACGGGCCACATCCAGGTCGACGGCGACAGTCGCGGCGGTCTTGGGGCGGCGGCGGAACCAGGTCACGGCGCTCACGCCTTCCGCAGCTGGTTGGGCGTGTACGACCGGTAGCCCTTGATCGCCTCGACGGGCCAGGCGTCGATACCCCTCACGGACACGTCGCCGCCGGACAGGGCGCCGCCGTCGACGACGACACCCATCTTGCCGACCGTGCCCTCGTTCTCCGGGCCTGCAGCGACCACGATCACCAGGTCGCCCTTCCTGTAACTCATTGATCTTCCTCTCTCTGGTGGGGTGGGCTGGCAGTCGGTCAGCGCGTCGGCCGGAAGCGGACGTCGGTGACGATGAGCCCCTGGCGGGAGTAGCGGGATTGCACGAGGCGACGGGCCCCGGTGTGACCCTCGGAGCTGCCGACGGTCACCTCGCCCTCGACGACGCCGGTGCGGTCGGTCTGGCGGTCTTTCACGTCGGCCGTGTAGCGATAGGTCGTGGTGTAGGGCATGAGGTTCCTTACAGTCGGTGAATGCGGGCTGGTGCGTGCCCTGGCCTGCTTTGAGGCGGTAGACCCGTGATCGGTCGGCCAGGGCTGGGTGCGGGATCAGAAGATGTCGCCGCAGCGGCGGCACACCCAGTCACCGTGACGGTTCGACTTGGCCTCGACACCGCAGTGCTTCAGCGGCTTTCCCTCGGCACGCAGGGCGTCGTTGGCCAGCTGGGTTCGCTCCTCGCGGACGGCCTCACTGTGCTGCCGCAGCGCCCTGTCCAGGTCGTTCTCGCGCATATCGGGTTCCTCTCGGTAGTGGTCGGGTGGTGCAGTGCCTTCGCCTGCTTCGAAGCACAGGCCCAGGAGTGGCCGGCGAAGGCTGATCGGTTAGCGCTGTACGACGGGGCGGCGGATGTCGCGGTGGGTGACGGTGACGGTGTGGCCGCGTCGTCGGAGCCGGCGGGCAAGCTGATCGGCGACGACGACGGAGCGGTGCCTTCCGCCCGCACAGCCGGAGCCGATGACGATCCGGTCGGCAGACGGCCCGGACGCGTAGGCGGCGACCTGCCGAGTGGTGGTCTTCAGGAGCTGCCGGACCCCGGCGGTGTCGAGTACGGCCTGGCGGACGGCCCGGTCCCGGCCGGTGAGCTGCCGTATCCGCGGGTCCACGTGCGGGTCACGGAACGCTCGGCGAAGATCCAGCACGATGTCGGCCTGTGGAGCCTCGGCGTGCAGAAAGCCGAACGAAACGATCTCGACCGTGGCCATCAGGCGGCGGCCGGCTCGTCGAACCCGTCGAGCTCGGCGACCAGCTCGGGGTCGGCGGCGAGGCGGATCTCTGCGACCCGCGCCCGGTCGCCGCGGGCCTTGGCGGCGGCGTACTCGGCGAACAGGTAGGCGATCGGCAGGACGGCCTCTTCGCCGACCAGGGTGGCGGCGCGGGCCCGGCGGCCCAGGTCGGTGTGGGCGTGGTCGGCGGAGAACAGGAACGGAGACATGGGTGGCTCTTTCTTGAGTCGGCGGTGCGTGGGGTGGGGGTTCAGGTCAGGTCGTAGTGGGCCTCGTAGAGGCGGGCGTCGACCTGGGTGAGGAGGGTGCGCGCCTGGTCTCCGCTGGCGTTGGCGCGGTGGTAGGCGTCCAAGTCGGCTGCGGCGTCGGTCAGCCAGTCGCGAACCTGGCCGGCGGGCATGTCGGCGGCGGTGTCGGTGAGGAGGCTGGCGAGGCCGGCGGCGGTCCGCTGGTAGTCCGCGGCATCCAGGCCAGCCTCGGAGGCGATGTCCTGGGCGTAGTCGGTGATGAGGCTGTCGATGGTGGTAGCCACTTCGTCCTTCCTGGGCTTCTTCGGTGGGTTCAGGCGGTGGGTGCGGCCACGCGGCGGCACTTGCCGGCGTGCTTCTCGGCGAGCCGGTGGGCGGCGGGCGGGTAGTAGGCGTCGTCGCCGCCGACGCCGCAGCCCGAGCAGCGGACGCGGACACACTTGCCGTCGCCGGTCAGGTCGACGTCGGCGCCGCCGACGGTCCGGTAGCGGGCTACGACACCCACCGGCCAGACAGACGGGGTGGAAGCAGGCATGGGGGTACTCCTCTACTGGTCAGGCAGGGATGGGGTGGAATACCGCGGCCGGCGGGACGGGGGTTGGACACCGCCGACCGCGGCGGTACAGGGGCCCTAGCGGGGCCGGTTGGAGGACTGCCGGTTGGCTTCCTTGACCTTCTGCCGCATCGCTTCGCGTTCGGCGTCCGTCATGACGCGTCCGGTACGGCGTGCAGGCGCCGGGTGCGGCCCGACGGCTGAGGCTCGGCCTGCGACAGGGGCGCCGCGGTGGCCGGGACGAACCAGTGGCTGATCCGCGTCTGGGTCTCCGGGTCGGTGAACGTGACCAGCAGCTTCGGCGACTCGCCGTCCCAGGCGGGCAGCCCGGCCACGATGCGCTCAGTCGTCGCCCGCAGCCGCTCCCGCCGCTCCCGCTCCGTCACGATGCGCCGCCGTTCCGGAGGAAGGCTTCGGCGGCGCGGACCACATCGTCGGCGTCGGCGTCGGCCACGGCCGGGAGATCCGACTCGTCGTCGGACAGCTGGCCGGTGATTCGCTTCAGGTCCGGCGTCGACAGCCACACGTCGCCGACGTACCGGCCGTCCGCGAGGCGGAGGGTCACCATCCCGGCCCGGTCTCCGTCGTCCGGGGACGTGGCGATCAGTACGTGGTAGAGGGCGAAGACCAGCAGGTCCCGCTCGTCGGGGGCGGTCACGACGCTCCGCCGATCAGGTCCAGCCGGCCCGCCTTGGCGAGGACGGTACGGTAGCCGGCCATCAAGTCGACGTTGTGCGCCAGGTCATCGGCGTCCAGGTCCGACATGCTGCCGGTCCTCGCGCTCACGATCAGCTCGTTGGCGCGCGCCTCGGCGTCCCGGTAGCGGGCCACGGCGACGACGGGAATGTCGGTCCGGTAGCCGCACTCGGGGTCGTCCTCGATGTCGGTGACGATCTCGACGGAGCCGACGTCGGGCACCTTCACGGTGAGGGCGATCTCGGTGGCGGTCCAGGAGCTGGAGCCGTCGGACGTGCTGCGCTCGACCTGCCGGGTCGTGACGGTGCCGCCGACCTGCTCGAACAGGTCGTTGAGCTCCATCTGCGACCACACGGTCAGGTACGTCGCGGTCTCGCCGAGGTGCCGGTTGGGCTTCCAGCCGACCGGGTAGCCGAGGGCAACGCGCACCTTCTCGACGGTCGCGGCGTCCGGGGTGGTCAGCGCCAGCTCCAGTCGGCGCAGCGCCTCGGCGGCGGCCGGGTTCAGCGGGACGGTGCCCGCCGTGTCGGCGCACGTCGGCGCCGGGATAAGCTTCTGCGTAGCCACAGGATCTCCTTGTTAGAACCTGGTGGTGAGGCCCTGGCCAGGGAGTGGAGTCCCTGAGCTGGGGCCGCTTTTTTGGTGCAGCCGGTGGAGCGACTGCTGGAGCTTCGGGCGGTGGAGCGCCGTTCGCTTCAACACCATCTTGAAGAGTTCCTGAGTCGGTGTCAACACCGTCTTGAGAACTGGCGTGTTGACTTCTACTCTGGGCCAATGACAGATGCGTTCACGGAGTCCCTGGAGGCCAAAGTCGCCGAAGTTGCAGCCATCGACGACCTGCTCGCCAGGGGCCGCGCCGCCCTTGAAGCACGTCAGGCGCTGGCGGCTAGCGACCAGGCCCTCTATGCGATCCAGCGAGCCGCCGTGCAGGGGCTCTATCCGGGTCGCACGTGGGCGCAAGTAGGCGACCTGTTCGGGCGGAGCCACGCCTGGGCGGAAGCGATCGCGCGGGGCCGGAGTTCGAAGCGGCGGAAGAGTGAGCATGCCGTCCAGCCAACGCCCAACGCGCGCACGGCAGAAGGCCACGCCGAGGACACCAGCACGCCATAACAGCCCTGCCCTGACATGGCGGTGACACCGGCCTGTCGCCGCCCCGCCAGACCCGAGCGCCACGAGCACGGGAGCCGTCACGATGGACGTTGTAGAGACCTGGACCGGCCGGTCGGCCTGCCTCTTGCAGCAGGCGATGCGGATGACGAACGAGGCGTTCGCCGAACACCTCGGGATCAGCGAACGGACCATCAGCCGGTGGCACGCCAGCCCCGACATGGTTCACCGGACCGAGGTGCAGCAGATCTTGGACATCGCTCACAGGGAGGCGAAGGACGACGTGAGACACCGCTTCGCTCTCCTACTGCGCCCCCCGGCACCTCGCATTGAGGCGCAGGCGTTGCGGGTGGCGATAGCGGTCGTGGTCCGCGGCGACGACATCCTGCTGGTGTGCCGGCGCGGTGACGGCGAGCTTCGCTGGCAGTTCCCCGCAGGCATGGTCAAACCTGGGGCGGACCCGTCGACGGTGGCGGTGCAGGAGACGCACGGCGAGACCGGCGTGCACTGCACCATCCGCGAGCAGCTCGGCGAACGCGTCCACCCCGTCACAGGTGTGGTGGCCTCGTACTACCTAGCGGACCATCTGGCAGGCGACGCGTCGAACCGGGACCCGCTCGAGAACGTCGACGTCACCTGGGTGCCGCGCACCGCCCTGACCCGCTTCATCCCCGCAGACCAGATCTTCCCGCCCATCCTCAGCGCCCTGGAGGCGACCGTATGACCACCGAGACCAAGAAGCCCGGCATCTCCGCAGCGATCATTGTCGATGAGGGGCGCGTCTTGATGGTGCGCCGCCGCGTCGGCGAGGGGGATCTCCTCTGGCAGTTCCCGGCCGGCGCCATCGAGGACGGCGAGGCCGCCGCGGAGGCAGCGGTCCGGGAGACCGCGGAGGAGACCGGGCTGGTTGTGACGTCGGACCGGCAGATCGGCTACCTGGAGTCGCACCCGAAGTCGGGTCGCGAGATGTTCTACACCGCGTGCACGCCCGTCCAGGGTGAGGCCCGGGTGGCCGACGAGGACGAGTTGGACGCGGTCGCCTGGGTCGCCCACTCGAAGATCAAGGAGTACGTGCCCTACGGCCTGTACGGGCCGGTTCAGGAGTACCTCGACGAGGTGCTGCCGCACTGACGTGCACATCGGTGCACATCGTTTGACTTGATCAAGAGGGCGGCGAAAACTTCTCTCCATGAACGCGAACGGCCGGGCGGTGGCGACCGCCCGGCCAGTTCGACCAGCGAGTGGCGACTCGCTGACCTGTAACCCCGACCCCGTCAAGGATGGAGCTCTCCATGAAGAGTAGCGGCACCACGTCGTTAGCGCCCGCCCCTTTGTCGACAGATCACCTCCTCAACGCCCCACTCCCCCAGCTCTTGGCCGAGCACGGCGTGGAGGTGGTGGAGATCGAGGCGGAGCCCCGTTTCACGGGTGGCACGTTCCAGCGCCCGGACGGCTCCCTACTGTTCGTGCGGCCGGCGGGCCGGCCAGTGGCGGAGTGGGAGATTACGGCGCGGGCCCTGCTGGGGCGGGCGTTGCGTGTGGCGTTGCCGCCGCTGCCGGCGCCGTTCGAGGTGACGGAGGTTCCGGCGCCCCGCGGCTGAGCAGACGACGAGGCCCCCGCCCGGATCGGGCGGGGACCTCGTCGTGATCAGCGCTTGCCGAGCCACCTGCGAACAGCCATCCGGTCGACGCCTGCTTGGTGTGCGAACCCGGCCTCCGTGGCGTCGCCGTTGCCGATGCGGGTGACACCGATCTGCCGCAGGGCAACGAGAGCCTTCCGCTCGGCTGCGCGAGCTCGGGCGCGCTCCTGGGCCAACTCGGCAATGAGGTCCTCCGGGGCCTCGACTATCAGGCGGTACGCAGCGGTGAGCGCAGATTCACGGTCGTCGCGGTCGTCTTCGTCCGGGTACTGCTCTTCAATCTCGTGGGCGGCCTGCAAGAGTTCAACGATCTGCTCGTCACTGAGGTCGTGGTCGTCGCCGAGCCACGCTTCAAGTTCGTACTGCTGCATGGGTCAGTCCTCCAGAGAGTCGCAGGCGTAGCAGTCGCAGGCGTAAGGGGCGACAGTGGGGCCGCCGACGGCCTCGGCGAACGCGTTGCCCTCGGGGCTGCGGTGGGCAGCGGGGGCATGGCAGACGTTCATCTGGTCGGTGGCCGCCTCGTAGAGGGCGCGGGCGTGGCCCTCGCCGCGGTGGTCTTCGTCGACCCAGATGTTCATGATCTCGTGGCGGTCGGTGGAGACGTAGAGTTCGGCGATGAGCTGGCCGTCGGCGTCGCGGGTCTCCCAGATGTGGTTGCTGCTGCCGTCGCCGTAGTAGTCGCCGGTGCGGGTGGTGATCGTCAGCATGTTGGTCCCCTCCGGAGCGACCCCCGCTCCATCTGTAGACCAGACTACACACGAACTGTAGTCCTCTCTACAGGTTCACTCTGGAGTTGCCCAGCTACTCAAGCGCTCCCCCTGCGACAGGCGAGACTCCTGCGGCTGCCGTTCTGTGGCCCGGCCCACACTGCCCGCAGCCTGCTTGCCGTACTGCCCGGTACCCCACGACCCTGCTGCCCCCACTACGCCGCATCCCGGGGGTCGCTGTGATCGCTTGCCCGTCGCCGAAGTGCTCGTCCCCGAACGTCGCCGACTTGCCGCACTACTGGCAGAGCTTGCCTGCGGAGTCGCCGTTGAAGGCGAAGTACGCGCCGCCGGCCCGGCCGAAGGTCTCGTATTGGGCGGCGCTGATCGCGATCGCCGTCGGCGTCCTGGTCCTGACGGAGGGCGCGATCTTGCTCGGCCTGCTGATCGCCGCGGGTGGGGCGGGCTGGGGTGCGGTCGTGTACAAGGCGGTGCAGTGGGCGGAGGCGCAGCGGGCCACCTGGGAGCAGTCGCACGTCTGCCTCGCCTGCACCGGCACGTTCTGACCGCATGCCGGTTATACGCTGCGTTAACAGTCGTCCGGTGATCTTGCAGAGATAGTTACGCCCGGGATGTAACGAACTCTGCACCAGAGCGCCGCCGACTACGGAGCGCAACGAAAGCCCCGCCACCCGGATTTGAGCGGCGGGGCTTCTGTGCCGCTGGTCGGGCTGGGTTTACGGCTCTACCGCGGGCATTTCAATGGCGATGATGCTGCTGTCCCGCAGGGCGATCTCGCCGCCGGCCTTGAGCATGAATGTGACCCACTCCTTCTCGCTGCCGCTGCTAGCGGGGTCCAGTCGTTGGAGGTGGTCGGCAAGGCTGAAACCGCCGGTGAGTACGTCGACGGCGTGTGGGTGGCTGCCGACGGCGTAACGGACGGTCATGATGTTGGTGAAGGATGCGATGGCGTCTAGGGCGGCGGTGTTGCTGTGGTTCTTGATGGTCTTCTCCGTGTTCTAGCGGTCAGCCATTGAGGTTGGGCGGTTCGGTCCAGTAGTTGTCGTCGGCCTGGTTGATGCCTTCGCAGTGACAGTGCGGAGCGGTCGGGTTGTCGTACTGCGGGCACTCCTCGTAGTGCTCGGCGAGGGTACGGGCTTCCTCGGCGGTCAGCTCTGGCTCGTCCGTGTCCCCTTGGCGGCGCCCCGGGCAGTGGACGGGGACCATGCCGGGCTGCGGCTCCCAGTCGTGCGGCGGATGCGGCTGGCGGGTCCGAGCCCAGTTGCAGGGCAGGCTGGTCGGGAGGTCGGTCATGCGGCACTCCTGGGCTGGTCGGGCTGGATGGCGAGTTGCAGGTTCATGCCGCAGAGACCGAGGATGCCTTCGGCCCAGGTGAGGGTGAGGTGGGCGCGGCCGGTGAGCATGTGGCTGAGGTGCTTGGTGGACACGCCCAACTGGCGGGCGATCTCGGCTTGGGAGATGCGGGCGTCGGTGAGGGCCTGGCGGACCAAGGCGCGCAGCCGGTCGTCGGCGGGCAGGTCGGTCATGCTGCACGCTCCTGTTTGGCGGGTGGGATGAGTCCGCGGCGGCGGGCTTCGGCGACGGCTGCGGCGCGGCGTTCGGCTCGCGGGTGCTGGTGGACGCCGAGGCGGAGGTAGGCGCCGGAGAGGCTGGATGAGATCTGTTCTCGCGTGGTGCCGAGGCGGGCGGCGACGACGGCGAGGCTGGCTCCGTCGGCGGCGGTGTCGAGCACCAGGGCTTGCCTGGGGGTGAGCGGTTGTCGTGGGGGGCCTGGGCGCCGCTTGGCGCGGCCGGGGAGGATTCCTTGCTGGACTGCGAGGAAGACGGCATGCGGGGCATTGAGGGCTCCGAGGCGCATCATCATGCGACTCGCGGCACCCTTCGCCCCACCGACGCCGAGGGACAACTGTTCGGCGATCTCCTCGTAGGTGAAGCCGTTGGCCAGCAGCTTCAGTACCTCGAGTTCACGAGCCGGCATCTCGGTCACGGCTGCCTCCGTCCCGCAGGCCGCCCGCCGATTCCGGCCTTCAACTGCCCGCTGGGTGTGAGGTGTCCGTCGGCGGTGGCGAGCATGATCAGCGCGCGTTCGAGGACGGCGGCGGGGTTCTGGCCGGGGTAGCAGCGGCGGAGGATCTGCCACACCCGGGCCGACGGCAGGACAGGCGGCAGCGGGCGGCCGGTCATCGCCCGTCCTCGGGCTGGCCGCACGTGTCCTCGTGCTCGGCGAGGGTGTGGTGCGGGGTGCTCGGGGGCTGGCGGTCTCCGCAGCGTCCGCACTCCCACAGTGGGATGCCGTTGACGTAGATCGAGCGGTAGCGGGCGCGCCGCCTCGGGCGGGTGCGTTCGGTCATGGTGCTGGCCTTTCTCGGGCCGCCGCCCCGGGTGTGGGGCGGCGGCTGGCGGGGTGGGTTCAGGCGGTGCCGACGTAGCGGTAGCCGGTGCTGGTGGGGCGGAAGCGGTCGAGACGGATGCGGGACTGGCGTACTCCGGGCAGGGGGACGGGGTGGCCGTCGGCGGTAAGCGCGACCTGACGAACTCTTGCGTGGGTGTCGTCGATCCACTCGATGAGCAACCGCCTTCCATCGCTGCGCGGGTCGTTGTCCTGCCAGATCTGGCCGACGGCGGGGGTGGGAGTTTCGGCGGTCATCGGGTTCCTTTCGGTGAGGTGGTCGGTGGCGAGCGCTATGTCGGTGATGGTGTGCAGCTGGATGGCGGTGAGGCCTTGGCCGCGGAGGTCGCGGAGCCGGGGATCGTCGGGGGTGGTGTCGTCGAGTTCCGGGTCGGTCCACAGCGGGTCGCAGAACGGGAGCGGGTCCGCGGTCACGGCGCGGTGCCGTTGATGGTGCGGGCCACGGCGAGGGCGTGAGCGTGGGCGGGCTCTCCGCACCAGCCGCAGGGCTCGCGTTCTGCCCACAGGTGGGCGTCGCGGGCCAAGTTGGCCTCGTGGTCCAGTCACTCGGCGGCCGGATCGGCGACGCGTGCGTAGAGTCCGCGCAGCTTGGGGGCCACTTGGCGCAGTTTCTCGGCGGCGGTGCGGAGTTCGTCTGCGGAGGTCATGTCGTCTCCTGATGATCGAAAGGCTTCTACGGCCCCTGAGGGCCGTTGGGAGGGGTTCCGGCGACGCGAGAGTCGCCGGGCGAGTGCGGGGCGCTGAGACGGGCACACAGCGCCCCGCACGGCCGTCACACGGGCGGCGCCTCCTCCCCGCCCTCCACCCGGTCCCGGGCGTCGAGGTAGGCGAGCGCCTCCCGCCAATCCGTCGGCATAGCCCCCGACGGCCGCGTCTCGGCCGGGCTTTGCCCGGCGGGAGGCTGGCGGCGGGACAGGACGTCGAGAGCGGCGGCACGGCGGGCAGCGAGGCTCACGACGGCGCCCCGTCCTGCCGCACCCCGGCGGCGGCCCCGGTGCAGGTGACCTTGTCGGGATCGCGGGTGACGCGCTCGCCGACGAACTCGCAGGGCGGGCGCCCGCAGCAGGCGCTGACACCGTTGGAGCCGGGCAGCGGGATCGCGTGCATCGTCACGACGGGTTCAGCAGGCGGCGCGTCCTCCCGCTTCGGCTCGAAGGGCTCACCCGGGGCGGGGCGCAGCCAGCCGGTACGGGCGAGCTGGACCAGGGCGTGCGCGAGGAAGTTGCGGCCCTGCGGCGACCGGGCCCAGGTGTCCAGGCGGTTGGCGCCGATCTCGGCGGCCTCCAGCGTTCCGGCGGGAAGACCTGCGTCGGCGGGCGGGTGCGTCTCGGTGGCTGCCGTCTCGTCGGCCATGCGGCGCAGCCCGGCGACCACGTCGCGGACTACCTCGTGCCGCAGTCGGGCTTCCTCGTCCAGCTCGCCGTGCTCGCGGTCGTAGGCCTCGTTCTGGTCGGTGAGCTTGGCGTACTGGTCGGCGGCTTCGCGGAGGACGGTGGCCCGGTCGACGGGCGCGGGCAGCACGGCCAGCGGTCGGTTCCACACGGCCTCGCACGCGCTGTGCACCTCAGTCCAGAGCCCTCGCCGCTCCGGGCCGTGCTCGGGCATCTCGGCCCATTCGCGGCGCATCCGGTCGATGCTGTGGACGAGGAGCCGGACCTCACGGGGCAGGCCGCGGAGCTCGACAGGCTCGCCCTGTCCGTCGGTGATGCGGTCGCGGAGCGCGGTCTGGTCGGCGGGCGGCAGCGGGGCACCCGCCTCGTCCGGGTCGACGTCGTCCTCGTTCCGCGTGGGATCGATCTGGTTGGCCGCGTCACGGCACGGCCGGTACTTCCACGGCTCCAGCACGCCGTGCTCCTTCAGCTGCCGCGTCTCCTCGCGGATCTCGGCGGCCAGCTCCCGCGCGTGCAGGCACAGGACGCCGTCGATCACGTCCTCGGGCAGGCCGTACCGGTACAGCAGGGCGCGGGCGGTCTCGGTGGTCTGGTCGGTCATCGGGTTCCTCCAGGACAGGACGGGATGGAAAACTCGGGGCCAGGCCCGGGGCGATAGGCGCGCCCCGGGCCGTCGGCTTGCTACTCGTCGCGCATCTCGATCGCCGTGTCGATGCCCTCCCAGTTGTCGACGCCCGCGGCCTCCAGGCAGCGGAGCCAGTCGACGTCCTCGGCGGACTTCGCTAGCTCGACCTGGAGGCGGCGGACTTCGGCGAGCAGCGCGGGCACGCCCTCGGCGACGGCGCGGACGTCGTCGGACTGCTCGGCGTACTCGCTGAGACGCGGCAGGGCGCGCTCGATGTTGGTGAGCTGCTGGTCGGTGAGGCGGTCGGTCATCGGGTTTCTCCTGGGGTTGGGCCGCGTGTGCGGCGGGGGTTTCGACACCACCGGTCCTCCTACGCAGAGGCGGCAGACTCGGGCAGCGGCACGTCCTCGACAGAGCTGCCGTAATCGGCCACGACGACTGCGAGTTCGTCAGCCAGCCACGCCTTGTAGTCAGCGGCCGTGTACAGACCCGCCTCAGTCCAGGCCCGCTTGACCTTGGCGATCTCGGCGGTCCGCCATCCGCGCCTGAACGGACGAGGCAGCAGTTCGCCACAGGACCACGAGTCGCCGCAGCCGCAGCAAGTGATGGTCGGGCCGTAGTACGGGCCGTGATCGCGACCAGCCATTCGCCGCTTCTGCCTGCAGGTCGGACAGTCGAGGACGCGTCGAATCGGGAACGACGGCGGTCGACAGATGATCGGGGCACTCACGTGGTTCCTCCGGGGCAGTTGCGGGTGGGGTGGGATTGCCGCATCGATCGGGCGGCGGCATGGGCCGGGCAGTCCGGGCGGATCAGGTCCGCCAGGACCAGGCCGCACGCCGCCTTCGGGCAGGGGCAGCCGGTTTCGGGGCGGGAGCCGGTGAAGTCGCGGCCGACGTGGTCGCCGGCCCACAGGTGGGTGGTCGCCATCAGGCAGCCTCCGCGAATCCGGCGATGCCCTCGTGCCGGGAGAGCTCCTCGCCGGTGATCGCTTCGACGAGGGCGCAGACGAGGACTTCGGACATGTTGGGCGGGACTGCGTTGCCGTACTGCTTCACGCGCTCACGCTTCGAACCGAGAACGATGTACTCGTCGGCAAAGCTCATCGCGCGACCGATCTCGTGGGGCTCCAACATCCTGAACAGGACGTCCTCGATGTCGACCGCGCCATCGATCACGGCTATCCGCGGGTCCGGGTGCACCAGACCGTGGTGGTTCCCGGAGGCGGTGACCGTAGCGAGGGCCTCGGTCACGGGCCGGGCCACGCTGCCGCCGCCGCGGAGTTCGGCGATGAACGGCAGCCACGCCAGGCCCGTTTCGTTCCGGGCGGTCTGGGTACGCAGCGGGGCCAGCGCCGTGTTCGCCTCCTTTCCGTCCCGGCCTTCGACGGGCACCATCAGCGGCGGCACCTGAAGGCGCCGCCCGTCGAGCGGGTGAGCGAACCGGGCAATGCCGGCCCGGATGCGTGCGAGGGTCTTTTCGGCAAGCGGGCGGGCCCGGTCGCCGATGCGCTGACCAGGCAGGGACCAGTCGATACAGGCGGCTGCGGGCAGCGTCTCGGGCTCGAGGAGGCTGTTCCGGCAGCTGATGTTGGGGCAGCGGTACACGTACTGCTGCCGGTAGCGGCCCATGTCGCGGCCGTACTTCTTGAACACCTGGAGGGCGTCGACGTGCTGGCCGCACGTCTCGCACCAGGCACGCGGTCGCAGCCACTTGTTCCAGTCCGGGGTGCGGCCCAGCGAGCGGTGCCAGTAGCCGACGAACAGGCGGTCGCGGGACTGCGGTGCCCGGTGCACGCTGCGCGGCCGGGCATGCATGGCGTTCAGGGCGATGACGCGGGTGTCGTAGCCGAGCTTGTGGATCTCTCCGAGCCAGCGGTCCCACTGGTCCCAGTTGCGGACGTCCACAACGTTCTCGACGATGCCAGCCTTGACAAGGCCGCCGCGCTCCTGCACGCCGCGCAGGTACAGCGGGACTTCCTCCATGAGCGCCCGGGACTCTTCCTCCGCGGTCGGCGGTTCCTCGTCGCGCTCCTCGAGGAGGGAGAACAGGTCGTACTGCATCGTCTTGTCGAAGTCGCGCTGCTTGCCCTTGGCGACCGACCAGTTGGTGCATTCGGGGCTGGCCCAGAACAGGTCGCAGACGGGCCAGTCCCAGACGGGCGCCTTGCGGATGTCGCCCTGGTAGTGGTCGGTGTCGGGGAAGTTCGCGGCGTGGGATTCGATGGCCCGCTTCCAGTGGTTGGCGGCGCGGGTGACGCGGACACCGGGGACAGCGTCGACGCCCTGACTGCTGCCGCCGGCGCCGCAGAACCAGTCCATGACAGTGAGCGTGTCGTTGTCGTGGCGGTACATCAGGCGGCGTCCTTCCGGTGAGTCGTGGTGCTGGTGGGGTTGTGGCTGCAGCGGGCGCAGGTGCAGGCGTCCGGCGGCGGCGTCGGGCCCGAGGCGGCGGTGCCGAGGGGCCAGCCGCCGGTGTGGGCGATGCGGTAGCCGGCCGCCGGAACCGCGGTGAGGGCGGGCTTGGGCTTGGCGGTGGGCCTTTCGGCCTGGCTGGTGAGGTATTTGAGGTAGTCGCGGAGGCTGCCGTCGGCGCGCATTGCCGCGATGTCTTCGGGGGTGGGCTGGGTCGTCATCACGTACCTGCCATGTCGATCATGCGAGCGAAGTGGAGTTGCGCGGCGACGGTGATCGTCGCGGTGGGTCCGCCGCGGTGCTTGCCGACGATCAGGTCGGCTTCGCCGGCCCGCGGGGATTCCTTCTCGTAGGCGTCCTCGCGGTGGAGGAGGAGCACGATGTCGGCGTCCTGCTCGATCGCCCCCGACTCGCGGAGGTCGGACACCATCGGCCGCTTCTCCTGCCGCTGCTCGGGGCCACGGTTGAGCTGACACAGGACGATCACGGTGATCCCGAAGTCCTTCGCGATGAGCTTCAGGTTCCGGGAGATCTCGGCGACGGCCTGCTGCCTCGATTCGGCGCGCGGCGCCTGCATCAGCTGCAGGTAGTCGACGATGGCCAGGCGGAGGCCCTGGGTGCGGACGAGGTTGCGGATCCGGCCCCGCAGCATCGGCAGCGACAGGGTCGCCGCATCGTTGATCCACAGGGGGGCCGCAGCAATCGCGGGAGCGTGCCGGGCGGCGCGCGCCATGTCCTCGTCGGAGACGATGCCCTGCTTCAGGTGGTGCAGCGGGATGCGGGCCTCTGCGCACAGGATCCGGTCGGACAGTTCGTCCTTGCCCATCTCCAGCGACTCGAACAAGGACGGGATCTTGTTCTTGATGGCGGCGCCGCGGGCGAAGTCTGCGGCGATCGTGGACTTGCCCATGGCGGGCCGGGCACCGACGACGACGAGCTGGCCGGGCGCCCACCCGCCGGACAGCAGCGCATCGAGGTCCATGAAGCCGGTGGGGATGCGCTGTTCGTTGGTGGGCGGGGTGGTGGCCCGCTCCAGGCTGTCGAGGAGCAGGTCGCCGATGGGGGCCATGTCGGCGTCGTCAGCGACCCGGACGACGCCGTCGAGGTCGGACTGGATGGCGGCGACGTCCGTGTCCTCGTCGAATGCCAGGGAGGCGCCCTTGAGCATGGCGTCGTAGCCGAGGGCGACGAGCCGGGCGGCGATCGCCTTCTTCTCGATCCGCTTCGCATACCAGGCGGCGGCGCCCGGGTGCGACTGCTGGTACAGGTCCAGCAACTGCTCGACAGCCGGGGGCCGGGTCGGCATGCGGCCCTCGGCATGCCACGTCTCCAGCAGCCGGTGCACGGCAAGGTGCTTGAGCTCCCCGTCGCGGAACTGGCCCTGGAGTTCTTCCACGGCCCACCACGTCCACCGGTAGGCGTCGGTGGTGATGTCGGCGGGGTCGAAGCCTTCGGCGCCGAGTTCGTCGACGACGTTCGGCTGCTGCATGGCAGTGGCCACGAGGACGCGCTCAGCTTCGACGTCCCGGGGCCGCTCCGGAGGCCGCGGGCCGGGATCGACCACGGCCTCGTCGGGTGCCCACAGTTCGGTGTCGGTCGTCACGCGGCTTCCTCTTCATCGTTGATCACGGGCTGGCCAGAGCGGCACGCCCAGGGAGAGCAGCCGTCGGGGTCGCCCTGTTCGGCAAGTTCGGCCTCGTAGGCGGCATCGAAGATCGTGTCCATCTGCCACTCGGAGCGGCGGATCTTGTCGATGGGTGCCTCGTCAAGGGGCTTGCGGGAGATGTGCAGGAACCTTTGGTGGCGCAGGCCGGGCCCGGTCCGGTACGCCTTGTCGAAGCGGATGGCCTCCTGCCACGACTGGGGGTCGGTGTCCCGCATACGGCGCCACTCGGCGTTGCCATGGAACGGGCAACCGATGCAGGCGGACTTCTCCACCGACGTCCAGCCGTGGTGCTTCAGGTAGGCGTCGCACTGGGTGCGCGACATGCTCAGTTCCAGGAGCGGATGCCGGGACTTCGAGTAGCGCGTGTCGCCGCGGTCGGAGACGCGACCGATCTCGTCGGTGGAGAAGCCGATCCACTGCTCAGCCCAGGCGCCAGCCGGGGGCTGGTTGACGCGGGCGAGGGTGCCGGTGCCGTCACAGACAGAGCATGGGCCAGACGTCATGTCGTTGCGCTTGGCCCGCCACGGGGCGATCCGCGTGCCGGTGCCGTCGCAGTACCGGCACGGTGCCGGGTCCGACGTCGACGCACCGAGCAGCAGCCGGGTCTGCCGCAGAATTGGCGTGAGCTTGTACGTCTGCGTGCAGCGCCGGTTCAGCATGCCGTCCTCGCCCGTTTCGGGGTCCCGAGTGTGTGCGGGCAGGGAGCGCTGCTTGTCGGGGTCGAGGACGTCGTCCTGGATACGGCCGGTCGATACCCGGTAGATCGGGATCCCGGCAGGCTTGGCAATCTCCTCTTCCAACTTGTCGAGGTGCTCGTACACGGCGGCGGGCTCCCAGCCGGTGTCAGCAAAGATCGCGCCGTCCAGGCCAGGGAGGCGTCCTTCGGCGGCGAGCAGCAGCAGGGTGGTGGACTGGACGCCAGCACCGAGGGACAGCAGGCGCAGGGTAGGTCCGCTCATCACGCGGCCCTCCGGCGGTCGGTGCCCTTGACGACGACGCGCTGGCACATCTCCCGCAGCCGGGAGGTGACCCGGTCGCCGAGGCGGTCGCGGAGCTTGTCGGCGTCGGCGTTCGACGTGAACAGGGTCGGCAGCTGCCGCTCGTACCGGTGGTTGATCAGCCGGAAGTTGACTTCTTCCGTGAACTCGGACGGCTTCCCGCCAGCCCCGAGGTCGTCGACGAGGAGCAGCGGGGCGTCGCGGTAGGTGCGGAACTCGGCCTCCGAGTCGATGCCGTGCCGGGGACGCAGGGCGGCGTACAGGTCGGCGGCCGTGGTCACGTGCCACTGGGCGCGGACCCCGGTGACGGCCAGCTCCCGCATCGCCCCGTAGGACTCGTAGGTCTTGCCGGTGCCGACGCGGCCGAGGAGGAGCAGCGAGGGGCCGTGCAGCACGGTGGCCATCGGAGCGTTGCGGGCCGCCTGGGCTTCCTTCGCCGCACCGACCAGGACGTCGATCCACTGCCGCAGCTCGGGCAGCGTGGGCGCCGCGGACCGGTAGTGGAACGGAACGAGGGCGGCGACCTCGCTGTAGGTGTGGCGGGCGACGTTCTGCGGGCTGTGCGGGTCGAAGTCGTTGACCTCCAGCCAGTCCGCGGGGAGGCCGCGGGCGGCCAGCAGCGGAGCGAGGTCGTGGCCTCGCAGGTTGTTCGGCGGGATGTACTGCATGTCAGAGGTCCTTGTCGTAGACGGACTCGTCGGTGGGATCGCGGTACGGCTGATAGCCGCCAGAGACTGCGCGGAGGGGCGGTCGGTTGGCACGCTCGGAGGCGAACTTGGCGGAGCGGCGGATCCACTTCTGCCACTCGGCCGGCCAGTTGGGGCGGCGCGTGTTCTGGGCGCGGAAGTGATCGATGAACTGGGCGGTCTCGTAGTCGACGTCGAGGCTGGGGCCGAAGGTGCGCAGGGACCATGCGCGCATGGCGTCGGTGAGTTCGAAGCCGTCGACATCGATGGGGGTGAGGCGGTCGTCAGACCGCTCAACCGTGCGCGCTACAGAACCTGCACTCTCCCCATCTACATCAGCCATAGATATGGGGTTCGGGTCGGGTCGGGTCGGGGCGTCGTTAGTAACGGCGTTACGAATCTCGTTGACCTGGGGTTCTTCGTTCTGAACGGTGTTGCTTCGTGTCGCCGTCGTGTCGCCGTCGTGCTTCCGTCGTGTCGCCGTCGTGTCGCCGTCGCGCGTTTCGTCGTCGGGCGTAACGCCGTTACTGCCCCCGTTACTGGGTGGGGTCGGCCTGCCGTTCTTGCGGCGCCTGAAGCGCTCCTGTCGCTCGGCGTTCTTCTTCCGCTCGATGAGCACCTGTTCGCGGGACGGGTTGTAGTCGAGGTAGTCGTGGATCTGCCAGCCGTCGTCGGTGCGGTCCCACAGGCCGGCGTCCTCCAGCTGCTTGGCGGTCGCCTTGACGCCTCGCACGCGGGTCACGAGGGCCAGCTCGCGGTCACTGATGCGGCCGTCGGTGAGGTTCTCGGCGCACCAGCAGATCGCGGACACGTGCAGCCGGAACGCCCGGTCGGACAGCAAGGCGATCTTGCGGTGCGACGGGAACCGGTCGTCCAACTTGACCCAAGGCATCGGGGCTTCTTTCGGAGAGTGCTGGTTGAGGGGCTTTTGGGCGCGCGGAACCAGGGCCTCTAAGGCGGCTTGTCACTGCCGCCCCGCTCATGCCCATCATAGCTAAGAAAGCGAAGTCGCCGTGGTGTGCAGCGTGACAAATCCGCTACGCTGTTGCCATGACCGCGACCCCCACCGAGCACCGCGCCAAGATCGCCGAAGCCCGCAACGTCCTCGGTGAGGTCATCTCGCGCGCCCGCTACGCCAACGAGCCGACCGTCCTCATCAACCGGGGCAAGGAAGCGGCTGTGATCGTGAGCTACGAGGACTACATGACGCTCCGCGAACTGCGTGGCTACCTGAGGGAGCTGGAAGCCGGCACGACTTCCGACGACGCGCACAAGGCGCGCATGCTCGGAGAAGCCATGGCCGTTGCTCAACGGCGCGCTCTTGGCGACTAGCACTGGCCTCTCCTCTCGTCCTCCTGGCCCCGCTTCCGCGGGGCCTTTGTCGTGTTCTCCGCAACCTGTTCCGTGTAGGTTCTCCGGGTGGCGGAGAGCCTCCAAACGCGCTCTGACCTGCCCGTTTACGCACCGTGGCTGCGTGGGCGAACCTCGTGTCTCGCCCCGCTGGTGAGGTCGGGGGCGCACGTCGCTGGTCCGTGCTTCCGCTCATGCCGTGGTCTTCTTCCGGCTTTTGGGGTGCACGGCGACGGGCTTCCATCCGTTGTCGCGCCAGGCGGTGACGGTGGAGTGGTCGGCGCGGATGCGCCGGCCGATGGCGGACGGCCCGTAGCCGCGGTCGTGGAGGAGCCGGGCCGTGTACAGCTGCTCGGCTTGGGTGAGGGTGACGGGCTGGCCGTTGAGGGCGTGTTCGACGGCGATGAGGTCGATGTCGCCGTTCTCGTCGTAGGTGTGGGTGGTGGAGGCGTGGAGGTAGGGGCCGCGGTCGGCACCGATGCGAGTGGCGATCATGCGGCCACCTCGACGGCGTACTGGGGGTGGTCGCGGAAGGCGTGGTCGATGTAGGCCTTGGACACGCCGAGCCGGGCGGCGGCGCTGGCCCGGTCGAGGCGGCCTTCGGTCATCAGCCAGTTGGCGTCCTGGGCGACGATCTCCCGCTTGGTGACGCCGTAGAGGGGCTGGAAGTCGGGGTCGTCGATGACGTCCATCCGTTCGGCCCAGTACGTGACCTTGGCCCAGCCCTGGCTTGCGGCCCAGTTCCGGGCCCGCTTGGCTTGGGTCTTGTCCACTCCGTGCCGCTCCGGGCTGCGGTGGGCGAGCGCGTTGTACGTGTCGGCGATGGTCTTGGCGGTGCTCGCGAGGATGAAGTCGTTGCGCAGCAGCCGGCTCATGTTGGAGTGGTTGACTCCGGCGTGGGCTGCGATCTCCTTCAGAGGCCAGCCAGCAGCGACCAGGGCCTGAAGCCGTCGGACTGTTCCAGTACTGGAGATCTTGCCGCGGCGGCAGTTGTCGGGGGTGACGGCCAGGATCTTGGCGGCGAGGGTGGGGTTGATGCGTCGCTGGCGGCCCCGGTTCTTGGACTTGTTGGGGTGGAGGATGCCGTGGACGGTCTGCTTTGAGGCTCCGACGGTTGCGGCCACGATGTAGGGGGGCACGTCTTCGTCGGCGAGCGCGAGCAGGTGCTGGCGGACGGGTTCGGCATCGACGTACCGGTTCCAGGTGCCGTCCTTGTGGGCTTGGAGTCGGGCACGGTTGCGCTCGTTGTACCGCTCGACGCAGTCGGGGCGCCGGCAGCGGTAGTCGGTGTAGCAGGTGAGGGTGCGGTGGTGGGGGGCTTGGCGGACGGCGGTGGTCACGGCTTCTCCTCTCGAGTGCTGGTGTTCCAGATGGCGGTGCAGGTGTGGAGTGCGTTCTGGTCGGTGCCGGGCCGCGTGTCGGGGGCGGCCTGGGTGCGGATGCGGGTGACGGTTTCGCGGGCGGCGGCGATGCGGTCGAGGGCACGCCACGTGCCGCGCCACACCAGCCGGACGCCGACGGCGAGGATCACGCCGGGCCCGAAGGTGGCGAGCTGCGCGTCGAACCACACGTAGGCGTTGATGACGGTGTCGAGCTGGCCGGCGGTCACGCGGCGGCCCTCCGCTGCTCGGTGCGGGCGGCGATGCGGGCCTCGAGGTGGCGGCGTCCGGCGGCGGTGAGCCGGTAGACGTTGACCTTCTTGCCGTGGGCCTTCGGGTTGATCGACACGACTTCGCCGGTGACGCGGAGGACGACGGGGTTCTCGAGTTCGACGAGCCCGCGGAGGTACAGGCCGGCGGACCGGCAGTCGTCCTCGGGGACTATGAGCCGCAGGTCGTTCGCCCCGAAGGGCTTGCCGCTGCGGCCGAGGTGGAGGACGGCCTGGTCGAGGACGGCTTCCGTCCAGGCGGGGACGGGGCCGAGGGCGGCGAGGATGCGGCGGGCTCGGGCGGCGGCCTGGTCCGGGGTGAGTGTCGTCATGGTGTGCTCTCCTGGTTCCGGGAGCCGCTGCAGGTTCGGGCCGCAGCGGCTCCCGATCGGGGTGGGCTACTGCTCGGTGGCGTTCTGGGAGGCGGCCGGGTCGGACCACGGGGTGGGCATCTCGGCGCACCAGCGCAGGTGGTCTTCGCGCTGCACGGTGGGCGGCTTCCACACGGCGCGCGGGTCCTTGCCGTACTGCGGGGTGATGGCGTCGACGTCGGCGGTGATGTCGAGGCCGGCCCGCTCGAGCTGGTGGGCGAGCTCCAGCCACGGCTCGTGCTGCTCGTCGGTTTCGGCGAACGACAGGTTCCAGGCGACGGCGTGGGAGACGACGTTGCGCCAGCCGATGAGGGCGGCGCGGTGGGCGCTGACGTCTGCGGCGGCGGTCTCGCCCTGGGCGAGCATTGCGTGGCCGAGGGCCCGGTTGGTGATGATGCCGGTGAGTACGGCGGCGTGCTGCTGGTCGGCGAGCGGCAGCGTGGCCTCGAGGGCTGCGGCGATGGAGGTGTCGGCGGAGGCGAGGAGCCTCTCGGCCTCGGCACGGTGGTTGATCGGCATGTGGTGTGGTCTCCTGTTCTGGCCGGGGCCCCGCCTGTTTGCGGCGGGCGGGGCGGCCGTCGTGGATGGTCAGGCCGCGGCGTTGCGGAGCTTGGCGGTGAGGTCGCGGATGGCGGCGACGCCGACGTGCTCCAGCGGCGCGCCGAGGGCCTCGTAGGCGAGCTGGTCGATGTCGTCGGCGATGCCCCGCTCGCTGCCGAAAGCCCGCAACTCCTGGACGGCGGCGGCGTGCTCGTCGTCGGTGTCGACGTCCACCACGTCCGAAGCCGCCTGCTGCGGCTCGGGCGCCGCTGCGGGGGCCGTAAGGGAGGCGACGGACAGCGGGGCCCGCTTCGGCTGGACGACCTCGCCGTGGGCGTAGCCGTCGAGCTCCTCGGCCGCGTAGGGCATGCCGTGCAGCGCGTCCGAGGCGACGAGTCGGCAGATCTCACCGGTGGCCCGGTTGATCAGCATCGTCTTGCGCTGCTTCTTCCACTGGTCCTTGCCGAGCAGCCCCATCAGCCGGGCGCGCTCGATGTCCCAGACCACCGTCTGCCACGCGTCGGCGCCCTTGCGGCGGCCTCGCATCACACAGTGGTCGTCGTCGGCTTCCACGAGCTCGATCTCGTGGCCCTTGGCCTGCAGCAGGCCGCGCATGGCGTGCGCCCGGAGGGCGGGCTGGCCCTGGATGACGTCGATGGACTTCAGGGAGGTCATCGGCTGGATGCCCAGCTCGTGTCCGGCGAGGATCACGGCGGTGACCTCGTCCGGCTTACCGCGGTAGGCGCCGGCCAGGCTGGTGGTGGCGATGTTCGCCGAGATCTGGGAGATGGCGATGGCGTCGCGGGCCCACGCCTCCAGCTCCGACTCGGTGGGCGGGTCGGCGGCGAGGTAGGTGGAGACGGCGTCCGTCTCTTCGGCGCGGGTGGCGATCTCGTTGCTGGTCACTGCAGGTACTCCTCGGCTTGGCGGATGGTGTCCCAGGTCGGCATGCCGATCTGGGGGATTTCGGTGACGGGCCCGGTCCAGTCGGGCCAGTGGTCGTTGGTGACGCAGTCGGCGTAGATCCGGAGGGCGCGCTGGTTGCGGGCGCGGCCGATGTCGCGGTCTTGGTCGACGAGTTCGCGGACGGTGACCAGGTAGGGCGCGATCTTGGACTGGAAGACGAAGACGAATCGGGCGCCGTCGGGTGCGAGCCCGGCGGCTTCGACGCCGTCGATGTAGAGGGCGTCCTGCTGGTGGTACGACCGGTCCTTGATGGCGCGGCTGATGGTGTCGGGCGATGCGTCCTTGATCGTCTTGTAGTCGACGATGATCGGGCCGCGTCGCCAGTCCGGGCGGATGCGGCAGCGGACGCCGGTCTCCGGGTCAGTCCAGTAGATCGACTGTTCGGCGACGCCACTGCCGGGCGTGAACAGCGGCCCGGCTATCGGGTGCTGGCGGATGGCGTCGGCCATCGCCTGGACCATGTCGTGGTCCTTGGTGAGCAGCGGCACTTTGCCCGCGAGGTAGGCCTCGTCGCGCTGGATCTGGGCGTCCTTCTTCCGCCAGTCCGGGAAGTCGATGACCTCAAGCTCGGGGCCCTCCCCCAGCACGTACAGGTGGGCGGCGTGACCGAGGTCGAACTCCTTCTTCGGCGCCTGGGGGTGGTCGCGGTCGTACTTGAACTGGGCGGGGCAGCCCGGGGTCAAGAGGGCGCGGAGCCCGGACGAGGAGATCGACGTGCGGTCCGCGTGGTAGGCCTCGGCAGAGAGCCCGTCGACGACCTTCGGCGCCTCGACCTCGACGGCGGCGGTCACTGGTTCAGCTCCCGGGTGAGGTCGTTGGCGATGTCCTTGGCGGTGTCCAGCCGTTCGGCGAGTTCGGTGTTCTCCCGCTTGAGGTCATCCCGTTCTTCGGTGAGGTCGTGGACCTGGTCGTTCAGGCCGTCGATCTCTTCTTCGAGGGCGGCGATCTGGGTCTCCAGCTCGTCGACGGTGCTCATCGGCCGCCTCCGTCCGCGCAGCCCTCGCAGAGGCCGGTGCCGGGTACGAACGGTCCGTCTTCGTCGCCGCAGTTCCGACACCGGAGTGGCGCGGCGGGTTTTGTGGTGCTTTCGGTGCTCATGTGACGCTCCTGAGGATGTGCTAGGTGGTGGCCGGGCGTCCCGGGAGGGGGAGGCCCGGGACGCCCGGCCTGGGATGCCGCGGAGCATGGGGATCGCCCGACGCGGCCGGTATGGGGTTGTGGGGCTACTTGAGGCGGACGGGCATGCACACGGCCCGGTAGTGGTCGGTGGCGGCGCCGTTCTCGTCGACGGGCTGGATGAGCACCGGCTTGTTGGGGGTGGTGAACCACACCTGGACGGCGCCGGTGATGGGGGCGAGGAGGGAGCCGAGGAAGCCGGGCCGGTAGCCGGCGGTGAACCCGTCGAGGTCGACGGTTTCGGCGTCGATGCGGGAGGCGCCCTTGGAGCCCTCCGCGCCGCCCGCCACGGTGACCTGGCCGCGGCCGAAGGTGAGGGTGATCGCCTGCTCGGGCTTGTCGTTGACGAGTGCCGCCCGCTGCACGGCTTCCAGCAGCTCGGCGGCGTCGCCGCGCATCCAGCCGACGGCCTTGCCCGGGTCGGGGAAGAAGCCTTCGATGTTGGGGAAGGGGGCGGCGACGGTGCGGCTGGTGACGGTTAGCGTGTCGCTGGCCAGGCAGGCGACGGTGATGTTGTTGGTGAAGGAGATCCGTACCGGGCCGCCGGCCAGCTGCTTGACGGTGGCGGCCAGGTGGGCGGCGGGCACGAGCAGGGAGCCGTCGGTCTCTCCGTCGGGGGTCCACGGGATGCGGTGCCGGACGATCCGGTACCGGTCCGACGCGGAAACGGTGAGCTGGTTGCCGTCGGCTGCGACGTGTACGCCGAGGAAGCCTTCGAGGTTGCCGACGGCTTCCTTGTCGGGCATTGAGGCCTGGGCGGCGTGGACGACGGCGGCGGCCAGCGCGTCGCCGTCCACGGTGCCGGCGGCGGCGGGCGCTTCGGGCAGGGCCGGGTAGTCGCGGCGGCTCATCGTCGGCAGGGTGAAGGTGGTGCCGGGCGCTGACACGGTCAGCTCCCGCTCATCCACCACCACATCGACGGGCCCGGCGGGCATGGCCGCGGTCACGTCGGCGAGCAGCCGGCCCGACACGAGGGCCTTTCCGGTCTCGAGGACATCGGCGGCCAGGGTGGCGCGGGTGGCGGTCTCGTAGTCGAACCCGGACACGGTGACGGAGTCGCCGTCGGTTTCCAGCAGCAGACCACCGAGGACGGGTTGCAGGGGATTGTTGGGGAGCCGGCGGTGTGCGGCACGTGCCGCGCCCGCCAGCGTCTTCTGGTCGATGCGGATCTTCATCAGGCGGCCTGCGCCGTCTCGTCGACCGACTCGGCGTCAGCCACGTCGTCGTCGGTGTTGCGGGGCTCCGGCTGGGCGTAGCCCTCGGTCTGCAGGGCGGACAGCGGGAACAGCGTCATTTCGTCCATGGGAATCTCCTGGTGAGGGTCAGGCGGCCGTTGCCGCAGAAGTCGTCGTGGTGGCGGTGACGCGCTTCCAGCACTGCCAGGGCCGCAGCCCGGAAGCGGCCAGATCGGGCGCCTGCTCTACGAGCGCGGCGGCGGTCGCGGCGACCTCGCCCTCGGTGGCCTCACCAGCCGCAATGAGGGCACCGGTCGGGCCCTGAAGGTCGATCCACCAGGTGTCGCCCTGGCTGTAGGCGACGACCCGGTACCGGCTGCCTGCCGGCTCGAAGGCCCAGTAGCTGCCGCCGCCCATCTCGGCCCAGTTGTCGTCGACGAAGACGGGCTGCTGCCGCTTGATCGGGGTAGCGTGCGCCACGTCGAACAGATCACGCAGGTTGCCGTTCGGGGTCAGCGCCTCCCCCACGAGCCGGATCACGTCCTCGGCAGACACGGCCGGCTTGCCACGGAGAACACCCACAACACCGCGGGCAGCGTGGACGAGTGCAGCGTTGTCGTCGGGCCGCCACTCCTTCGCCGGGTCGGCCCCCTCATAGAGGGACAGCGAGTGACGTGTGTCGGCGACGATCCGCTTCAGGGCCTGCACACGCTCGGCGTTGGCCCGCTCAGGCAGCACGTCGACCGCGGAGAAGATGCGGTCCAGGTGACTCGCTCGCCGCTGCACGGCATGGGCTGCGACCTGATCGACCCGGTCCGTCATCTCACGGACCGCGGCCTGGCGCACTCGGTCGCCGTAGTGGCGCTGCTCGGTGAGGAGCCGCATGTAGCGGTCGTTGGTGTTGATGCGGTCCCGCTCGGCCCGCTCCGCGTACTCGTTGAGCAGGTCCAGGTCGGTGAGGTGGTCGACGTTTTCGCCGAGCCGGGCGTACTCGTCGCGCAGGGCGGCGACCCTCTCGGCGGCGGTTGTGGTGGTCACGGGATCCCTCCATGGGATGCTTGGGTGGGATCCCCCGGGCGATACGAGCGTCCGGGGGGTTCTTGCGTGGTGCGCCGCCCGGCCAACCTGTCTCGGCCGGCGGGGCGGCGGTCTAGGCGGCCGGGAGCGGCTCCGTGTCCTCGTCGGCGTCGCGCGTCCAGGTGGCCGGGACCTGGACGGGGTCGGTGGTGGCGAGCGGCGAGGCGCCGATCCGGATGACGGGGCCGTTGCCGAATCGGTCGACGATCGGGATGGGCTGGGTGGCGACGTTCTGCGGCAGGTCACTGACGGCGGTCGCGTTGGCGAGCTGCGCCTGCGTCGCGGTGAGGGCGTCCTGGGTGCGGGCGGTTTCCTGGCGGGAGATCCGCAGGTCGTCGAGTGCGGTCGACAGGTCGATCGCCGCCGTGTCGAGCTGCTCCTCGAGCTGGTTGCGTTCGGCGGTCAGCTCGTCGATCTGGGTGGCCATCTCGACCATCAGGCAGGTGCGGTTGTCGGCCTCGCGCTCGAGCCGGCCGATCTTCTGGATCAGCTGCCACGGGGTGAGGCCGCGGTGCTTGGCTCGGGTACGGAAGTCCTGGGCGATGCTCACGGCCCCTCCAGGTCGTCGTCGATGTAGCCGGCTGCTCGTGATTCGCGGAAGCTGGCCGCGGTGCGGAGTCGTGCTCGTTCGTTGCGGGCTTCGTCGAGCTGCTGTTCCTGGATGGCGATGAACGGGACAGCGCGGCGGATGTAGAGGCGGGCCATGGCGTTGACCAGCCCCGCCGTGGGCGACAGGCGGGACGGGACCGGGCCGGTCATGCTGCGGCCTGCCTGAGGACGCGTCGGTAGATGTTGGCGGTGGCCTTGCGCGGGGTGGGGATGAGCGGCCCGTGCCACAGGTACAGGTCGGGCAGGGAGATCAGCGGCGGCAGGAAGATGCTGCTGCCCTGCTCCGTCGCCCCCATCAGCGGTTCGCCGGCCTCGTTCCAGGCGCCGGACCACTGCCACTCGACGCCGGTCACATCGGTGTGGGTGACGGTCAGGTCGAAGCGGACGCCGTCATGCAGGTAGGTGGTCATCACGCCACCTCCGGGAGGCTGGCGAGGCGGGCCATCTGTTCGGCGCAGGCAGCGAGCTGGGCGGCGGCTTCGGCGAGTTCGGCGACCTTCGCCGGGGTGGAGTTGGACACGGTGATCGCGATGGTCCGGTAGTTCTCGCCGATGACGAGGCGGGCCATGGGCTTGCCGAACAGGTCGCGGCCGGTCTCGGTGCGGATTGGGGCGTCGTTCAGGTCGACGGTGAGCGCGCCGTAGATGTCGGCAGCCATCACGCCTCCACGGGATAGTTGTCGGGCAGGATGTCGACGTATCGGGTGTTGAAGGCGCAGCGGATGCCGTCGACGTGGACGACGGCGAGACCGTGCATCACCTGGACGGCGGGCGTGCGGGTGCGGGTGATCCGCGATCCGTCCTCGCGGGTGTTCGGGAACACCCGGACCGGAGTACCGACCTTGAACAGGGCGTTGAAGGTGTCGGCGTCCATCAGGCACCGTCCTTCGGCACCCAGTACGCAGCGGTGTCGCCCCAGTTGGCGATACGGACATCGACGGATCGGACTGTCTTGGCCGCCAGTTCGGGGCTCTCGTCACGAGGGAACGACGGCAATTCGGCCCGGTGCAGGTCGTCGGCGATCTGCTTCCGCACCCGCGTCTCTGCCTGGTCGCGTTCGGCGCGGACCGCGGCCAGCTCGGCGAGGAGTTGTCGGATGTCCTCGCGGGCGTTGACGGTGAGTGCCTTGTCGGCCTCGGCGGCACTGCCCTCACCGAAGTTGAGTGTGCCGACACCGAGGAGGTACGGACCGCCCAGATAGGCGTAGAAGTGGGCGCCGTACTCTGCGTTGGCCTCCCACGGCCCCGGGGTGGCAGCTTCCGCACGGGCTGCGATCTCGGCCTCGCGCTCCGGAGACAGACGGGCGGAGGACTCGACGCGCGCGCTCATCGGGCACCGCCGGACAGGTCGCCGATCAGCGAGCGGAGGCGGTCGAGCGTCCAGTCGACGCCCTCGGAGAAGTCCTCGCTGCGGTCGGGGTTGACCGCCTCGATCGTGTCCACGATCGTGCGCAGCTTCTCGGCGAGGTAGGCGTCGAGCTTCCCCTGCGGGTCGCTGTAGCGGTCGAGCAGGGCCAGCAGGCGGTAATGCGCGCTGCCGGGCGGCGGGGTCTGAGAAGATCGAGGCACGTGAAGCCCCTTTCGTTGCGTGCTCTGGATGGGGTGGAGCGTGAGGTCGTCGCGGGCTTAGCGGGTCGCGGCGGCCTCTTTGCGTTGCCGGTCAGGCAGCGGCGCGGGCGGGCCTCGGCTTGGTCGAGGCGCGGCGAAGGCGCGAGATCTTGGCGCGGTCGGCCGGCACCTCGCACAGGGAGCGGATCTCCCGGATGTGGTCCTCGTTGAGCCACTTGGCGCGGCCCATGCGGGTGTGGGGGAAGCCGTGCTTGTTGAGGCCGTCGAGCAGCCACCGCTCACCGCAACCGAGGGCGCGGGCTGCTTCCTTGGGCTTGACGTAGCCGTCACGGCGCATCATCGAGTCGACGTCGATGGGGGTGACGTTGGGGGTGGACATGGTCACCTTCCTTCAGAGGGTATGTGGGGTGGACAGAGCTGGGCGTCTGTCGCGTTGAGGGCTGTGCGGAGCCGGGTGTAGCGCTTGGGCCCCATCCGCTCCCGGATGCCTGTTTCCAGCCGCTGGAGGTAGCTGCGGGAGATGCCGGCCTTGTCGGCGGCTTCCTGGACTGTGAGGCCTTGGGCCATCCGCCGCTTACGCAGGGACGGACCGTGCACCTGGTAGGTGGCTGGGGGTCTTTCCATGAAGAGAATCTACGTGTTTCTACGAGCCTTCGCTACCGCTACCTCGTAGTAACATGCGTGAACTCGTAGATACGCGCAGTCATGTGATCGCTTCCGCGCGTAGCCGGGTTGCGATTCAGGACAGAAACGCAGGTGTTCCTAGCTGTTCCTACGTGGTCCTGCGATGATGTGGCGCATGGCACCCCGACATGACGAAGATGCACTTCAGAGGCTCGCAAGCCTGATCATTAAGCGACGATCCGAACTCAAGCTGCACAAAGTCGACGTCGCTCGGCGGGCCGGGCTGCAGGTGAACACCTACAGCAAGGTCGAAGACGGCCTGCCGGTGCGAGAGACCACGTACACGAAGATCGAGCCCGTTCTGGAGTGGGCGGCGGGCAGTTGCCTCGACATCCTGGGCGGGGCCACTGCGGCCACCCTTGTCGAACCCGCCACCCCAGCGGCCGTGTTCTCACCGGTCCGCGCCGAGGATCTCGCAGAGGATGTCGGGGACGTCGTACAGGACGCGGCGGTTGCGATCAGTGACACCATGACGGCCGCTGAGATCCGTGAGCTGAAGCGGCAGGTAGTGGAGAAGGTGCTCGAACGCTGGGAAAAGCGCGGAATTGACCGCGATTGATCGCCCTGTTCGTACAACCATTTCCGTTTATCGTTTCGTTACCTATTGAACTGTCGTCACTTAGGGCGAACCCGGTCACAACCGTTCGTCAGCATGGCAGCATCGCCTAGTACTTGGGAGGTTCCCTCTCACCCGAAAGGGGGAGCCCATGCACGACATGCTCATGCTCGACCTCGGACCCGGCTTCTACGGCTTCCAAGGTCGAATAGCTGGGAGAATCGTGTGTGTTGCGACGCCTCGGGTCGAGCACGATGCACAAGCACGACGCACCGTCTCCGACCTGATCAAGCGTCAAGGAGGCGACTGCGCCTCGTGCAAGGCCTGCATCATCGGCCAGCACACGTAGCGCAGCCGCAGCGGCGGGGCCGGCGGCAGGGGTGCCAGCCGGCCACCCGCACCAGCACCCAAGGGGCAGAACATGGCCTACACCGAGTGGCGCGGGAACACCTGCAGAGTCGTCTGGAACACGCGACAGAAAGACGACCGCGGCAAGTGGATCTATGACCAGAAGGGCGGCTTCACCGACGAGACCGTAGCCAAGAACTACGGCCTCGACCGAGAAGCCGAGATCCGCAACGACGACTACATCTCCCGCCGCGACGGCGCCACCACCGTCGGCGGATACGCGAAGACCTGGGTCGACACCCTCGACGTCGGGCACCTGCGGGACAAGGCCATCCGGTCCATGCTGCGGCTGTACATCGTGCCGCGGTGGGGCGAGACCGCCATCGCCGACATCCAGCCGTCCACCTACCGGGCCTGGAAGAAGCAGCTCACAGCACTGCCCAACGTGGGCGACAAGTACGGGGAGGAGATCCTCACCGTCTTCTCCATGCTCATGGACGACGCCGTCGGCGACGAGCTCCGCAAGACGTCCCCGGTGCCCAAGGGGAAGAAGCAGCGCCGCGGCCGGTACAAGAAGAAGCCGCGCGAGCGGAAGCGCGAGATGCGCATCGAGGACGTCCACCAGCTCGCCTGCAACGCGCTCGCCTTCTGGGGCCTGGACGGCTTCGTCTTCGTGTGGACGATGGCCTGCACCGGCATGCGGCCCGCCGAGCTGTACGCGCTGCGCCGCGTCTACTGCCACCCCGCCTGGCCCGCCTGCGACCCGCTGGACGACCCGGACGAGGAGGACCGCCAGGAGCGGCACGCCGACGACCTCAAGCGGTACGGGACCGACCTGATGCCGGCGATCCGCGTGCAGTGGCAGCATCAGCGGGAGAAGGGTGCGCTGAAGCTGTTCCCGCCGAAGTACGAGAGCAGGCGGACGTTGGTCGTGCCGCCGTTCCTGGCGGAGCTGCTGGAGCTACTCGTCGACAGCCACGACGGCGAGTACGTGTTCCGGTCGATCGCGGGCGGGCTGCTGGCGAACGCGAACTTCACCTACCACTACTGGCGGCCCATCGCCGACGGTCGTGACGCGTCACCGGAGTTCGAGAGGATCCGGCTCGGGCAGCCCCAGAAGGTCACCTCACGCCGGCCTGTCCCTGCGCTGCCCAAAACCGCCTACGCCAGCAAGCGGCTGTACCTGCTGCGGCACGGGGCGAAGGAGTGGATCGACGAAGCGGGTGGCGAGCACTCGCGGATCGCGGTCGAGACGCGCATGGGTCACGAGGTGGCGGGAGTTGAGGGTCTGTACGCGAACGTGACAACGGCGATGGAGCAGCGGATGATGGATTCGTTGCAGGAGCGGTTTTTGCGCTTCGTTCGGGAGACCGAGTGGGAGAAGTCGCCAGGTTCTCCCAGTTCTCTCCCAGAGGGCCTTGCCGGGTGGTGGAAGCGGCAGGTCACAGCGGCCGAGAGTGCCGACTGATGTACTGGTTCATGAAGTTCATCTCCACCAAGAGCTTCATGCCGTTCGTCTGGTACCGCATCGCGCTCGGCGTCGTCATCATCGCCCTGGTGGCGGCGGGGGTACTCAGCCCGCACGCCGCGGAGTCCGCCGGCTGAGGCGAACCGCTTGTGTAGCCGTCCGGTAGCGCAGTGTCAGTGCTTGCCCCTAGGCTTGTCGGCATGTCCCCCGATTACGTGACGCCTGGTTCCGTGCGGTCCGCCGCGGAACTGAACGATCAGATCCGCGCGCTGTGGCGGCGCGCGGGCGGGACCCTGTCCGCGCAGGAGCGCGTGGAGTACGAGCTGCTGGTGGTCGAGTGGGCGACCGCGATCCGCGGCGAGGTCATCGAGGCGGCCTGA